TCAGCCCCCATTTGCCGGCGGTCCGTCCCCGAGTTCGGGATGCTCGTTCAGGTACGAGACCACGTCATCGCTGAAAAACTGGCCGCGGTAGTAACTGTGTGGGTCATTCAGGGCGACCAGCTCGTCTAGGTATCGACGGGTGGAATTGCGGTTGATGATGAACTGCCGTTCGATCATCAACACCTTGTCATGGGGTTCGGCCGATACGTCAATCACGCGCCCTGGAGGCGCTGCAGGCAGCGGTGTGTCACAGGGGGTCTTGTCGCTGTTGATCTCATTGAGGCGATCAAAATGCGCTGCGGTGGCGTCAGTGCTGAGGATGTACTCCCCGCCTTCCATCACACCCATGTATTCGAAAGTGCCCAAGGGGCCTGCGTGCTGAAGCATAGGGACGTGCCCCTCTTCGTGAAGCCGGCCGCGAACCAAGCCACCACTGCGAGCGTCAACAATCCATCCGGCCAAGAAGGCGGCGGTGAACTCTTCAGGAGAGCGAATGAAGAACTTGTCACTGTCTGCGGTCTCCTGTGAAGCAGGATCAGCCCCTGCACCTATTGGCTCGTCGTCCATTGCAGCGCCTCCAGTCGTTCAGATAACTCATGATAGTCCACTAAACCACAGACTTCGGCATCCAGACTGACGCCGCTTTGGCACCGGCGTCAGGGACCATCGACGGAATCCACCGGCCGTACTTCTTGGCCGTAATCGTCCAGTCCCTGTGCCCCATTTGCCGGGCCACCCACATCACGTTCTCGCCGACACTGAGCGCCTGTGAGGCAAAGGTGTGTCGCATCTGATACGGGTACCGGTACCGGACGCCGGCCTTGCGCAGCGCGCGCTGCCATTCGCCGGCGCGAATGCTCTGATCCGACCCCCACCGCGCGTTCGTCCTGGGGTCGTGGAAGACGAACTCGCCGGCGGTGGCGGTATGGGCACGCTGGGCCTTCAGGGCATCGATCGCCGGCTGCAGCAGCTGCACTTCTCGCACGCCTGACTCGGTCTTGGGGGCCTTCATCTTGCCCATGACCCAGGCGCGCCGGATCTTGACCGTCCCCTTGCGCCAGTCGATGTCCGACCAGCACAGGCCGATCATTTCCGAGGTGCGCAGGCCCGTGGAGAAGTTGAACTGGCAGTAGTTGCGGACCTGGTCCTCGCGGCAGGCGGCCAGGATTGCCTGGACTTCCTCCGGCGTGAAGGGGTCGACCTCTTCGCGCGCATTGGCCTTGGCACGCCGCTTCACCCTGAAGCCGTCGAGGGGATTGCTCTGGATCAAGTCGTCGGCCACAGCCTCATCCAAGGCGCCGCGGAGCGGGCCCAGGACGTTGTTGATGCGCTTGGCCGACGTCGACTCGTCGAACGTGGCCACCAGCTCCTTCAGCGCGATACGGTCGAAGTCACGGAGCGCGATAGCTCCGCACCGCGGCACCAGGATGTTCTCGACGATGCGCCGGTAACCGATCAGGCTGCTGTGCTCGAGCTCGGGCTCTTTCTGCGCCAGCCACCGGGTCAGCACCTGCTCCAGGGTATCCAGGGCCGCTGGCTTCTCTGCGACCTGCACTGCGCGCTTGCTACCAGGGAAGTGAGTGGCGTAGTCGAAGGTGCCTTTCTCGATCTCGACCTTGATCTGCCCCAGCAGATTCTCGCAGTAGCGCAGGTTCCGCGCGGTGGGGGCGAGCTTGATTCGCTCACGGCACCGCTTGCCCCGGTAGTAGAAGTCTATTGCGATGCTGCTCTGTGTAGCTGGCCTGACGCCGCCTTGCCGTGCATTACCCACTCTTCGTACCCCTCCAGGTCGATCAGGTTTCTTCCATCTGGCGCCTTGATGAACACGGCGCCCTCCAGCCAGTCGCCGCGCTTGATCTTCGAGTTGACCGCGTCGACCGTGTAGCCGGTCAGCGTCTCGAACTGCTTGAGCGTGACGAATCGGACCGGGCGCAGGTTCGCGGGGGATCCGGTCCTCGACAATCCTCGTGACGAGGGTCCGTAGCTACTCATGGGGCACCGCCTGCAGGCTCCAGAGGACCGATGGGCGCTCGTCGGGACCGTGGAAGGGCGCCCGTTGCACACGGCCGGTCTTGGCCAGCTGGTGCAGGTAGCTGCTGACCCGGTTCGAAGGAAGCTGCAGCTCGGCGGCCAGCTCGCCGGCCAGCCCCGGCCCCTCCTGCAGCAGCTGCAGGATCCGGGTGGCAGTGCCGTCGGCAGTGCCTGTATCAGCCATGGTCTGCCTCAGCTGCTTCTGGGTGGCCGGGGCATCCGGCACCGCTGTAGTCGAAGCCCTCGCAGGGAGCGAGCGGGATGACCCTGCGGCCGTTGGCCAGGTGGTCGGTCAGCACCCGGCGGGCGTCGGCTGCAGTCACCGGCTCTCCGTGCGGGCTGCGCTGGAAAAGCCCGTCCAGATCCTGGTCCGTGAAGTTCGTCAGTGCGCCGGCGACGTCCAGGTGCACGTGATAGTGCACATGCAGGCGGTCAGAGGTATTCATGCGTCGGGCTCCTGGTGTTCGGTGCTGCGCTCGGCAGCATTCAAGGCGGCGCGCCGCTGGGCGAAGCCGCGGCAGGCGCTGATGGCGTTGCCGTGCTCGTCGACGGCTTCGTGGCAGAGGAAGGGGCGCTCGCCCGGGGTGGAGCAGTAGTCGGCGTCCTCCGTGGTCGGAAGGCACTGGTTGGCCACAGTGCCGGCGCGGAACGCACAGCCACCGCAGAGCGGGCCTGGGTCGATGCCGGCGGCCAGCACGATGCCGTTGAGGGCGCCCTGGATGCAGGGCATGTTCACGCGCTCGGCCTCGTGCGGCCACACGTGGCCCTGCAGCACCAGCAGGTCCTCGGCCTGCTCGCGGGCGTTGCGAGCGACCTGGTTGGCCAGGCCAATGAACTCGCCGAACAGATCGACCATCGCGGCGTTGCCGATCTTCTCGGCCAAGCGCCGCAGCGCCGGCCGGCGGAGATCCATGGGTACCGCCGCGATCGCGCGCAGTTCCCTGGCCAGGTCTGGGTGGATGTTGTGGTCGGCAGCGTCAGCGCGCGCCGAGGTGTCAGCCATTGGGCGTATCTCCTGGGCCGAAGAAGACTGCCAGAGCCTGGTAAATCGACTGGCCTTGCTCGTGGGTCATGTCAATGCACAGACCGCAGCCGAGCAGCTGCAGATCGAAAGCGACCGTGTTCTTGATGGTCAGCTGGCCTTCCTCGCCGGTGATGTCGATCGCGACCTCAGCCATGGTCTGCCTCCTGCGGCAGCAGCTTCTGCTGCTGCACGTGCTCGATCACCGTCTGGCCGCTGGACAGCAGGATGTGCGACAGGAACGCAGCCTCGAACGTCAGCATGCCGATCTCGATTGCCGTTACCTGGCCTTTCACCCAGTCGCGCAGGATCGAGTAGACGGCTACGCCGCCGATCTTGAGCGCCTTGGCGTCGTGTTCGGCTCGAGTGGCCCGGATCCGGGGGCCGTAGGGGTGCTCGCGCAGCCACGCGGCCGCATAGCCGCGAGCGCTGGCTTTCAGCTGCACCTGCCGCCCGCGGTGCTCGAATTGGATGAACAGTTCGCCGGTCTCGTAGTCCTCACCGGTGGAGAAGCGCTGGCACCCGAACGATCGCAGCATCTTCTGGATGTCGTTGATCGCGTTATTGCCGCTGGTCGCATTCTCGTAGGGGAGGCTCATTTGTCCACCGCCTGGCCGTCGATCTCGGCACCCGTGACCTGTCCAACCGGCTGGCGAGCGTCTGGGAAGCGCTGGAGCGCCCAAGCCTCAGCGCGACAAAACGCTTCGAAGTCGTGGGCGACTTCGCATTGTCCGCGCTCCATCCAATAGTCAGCCCATGAGAGCCCATTCACCGGCCGGCGGGCGGCGACGTGCCGCATGTTCGGGCATTCGGCGGTGTGCAGCTCACCCTCCGGCTGGGCGCAGCATCCGTAGATGCGAGCCGGCTGGCGGGCGGCGAGGGCTGCACGCACGCAAAGCAGAAGGCCGATGCCCACCGGGATGTCATCCTCATAGCCGAGCGCCTTGGCGGTTTCAAGGCGTTCGTTTAGGTCAGCCAGCAGGTCCGTTGGGACAGGGTGCGCTGGGCAAGGGTGGTGCAGCGAGCCACCGCCGCTCGGGCAAGTGCAGCCCCTATTGACGTCGTTCATGCTTCGATCCTCATGAAGGTGATGACCCACACCCAGGGGTTGCTGTTCCAGTCGCCGCCGGTGCTGTCCCACAGCGCGCTGAAGGCGATGCGCTCGTCCCCTGTGTCCAGGTCGCGAATGGGGGTGTCCTGCTCGCCGGCCCACTCCATGGAGCCCTCGGCAAGGGCATCGGCTGGGCTGATGGCCTGCAGCCGCTCCACGCGCACGTCAGTGATTTCAAGGAACAGGCGGCACATGGAACGCGGCATGTGAATGGACGGCCGCAGTGTGATCTCGTGCGGCTCGACATCGATCACGTCGTCCGGCCCAGGTGCCAATCCGCCCTGCAGCGTGGCGTAGCCTTCTTCGGATTCCAGATGGACGGGGCCGAGGTAGCCGTGCCTTTCCACGTCCACGGTCGTTTCGCGTACCCACAACCGGTCGCCGCGCTGGCCTAAGGGGCACCGGAAGCCGGTGGTCATTTCCTGACTGCCGGTGATGCGGAACTCGCCGCCATTGGAGAAGGCGCGGGCCTGGCTGAAATCTGGATTGCAGCCAGGGCGCCAAGGGATGTCCTTGATTGCGCGCCGTGTCTGCGTTTTCTGGCCGGCCAGGATGGCGCGCACCATGGCACCGTTGAACAGGATGGGACGCTCACGCATGGGCCCGCTCCGCCAGTGGCGTCGGCGCGGCAATGTCACCGGGCAGGCCTGTCGGTTCGGCCGCGCCGGCGGCATCGTCGTATGCACGGACCGCGTGGGCGATCGCATACAGGCGCCAGAGGAAGTGGAACGTATACTGCTGCAGGGACGATGCGTATTCCCAGGCGTCGGTGATCCGGAAGTCGCTGTAGTCCGGGTCGTTCGGCCTGAAGTCCGACATGGCACTGATCGCGTTGCTCAGGGCATCGTGATCTTCCGAGTCGTTCAGCACTTCGAGCTCGAGCTCCTGCCACAGCCGGGCCACCCATTCCGGGGGCGTGTCCGGATCCGCCAGGTCGTCGGGATCCACGCGTTCCTCGACGTATTCCTTGAACAGGCGGGTCACCAGCGCGCGGAAGAGGTCAGCGCTGAATTCCTTCTTCTCGCCGTCGTTGGCCACGCACTTCTCGGCCCAGTAGCCATCGTTGACGAACAGGCCGCCGGCCTCTTCATGGTGGGCGGGCTTGGTGCGGAAGAACTCGAACATGTCGTGCAGGCGGTTGAAGACGGCGGTGCCCATGTCGCCGGAGATCGCCAGGTGCCCGGGCCAGGTCACGATGTCAAAGCCGTAGCAATAGCTTCCAGGGCGACGGAACTGCAGGTGGCGGTGCACGCCGTCGTCGACCACGATCCGCAGCTCATGGGTGGCCGTATCGGCGAGGAAGCGAGGGAGGACGTCACTGCGGTTCATGGGTATCTCCGGACTGTGCGTACGAGGCCTGGGCGGCCTTCAGGGCGGTTTGCCAAGCGGGTATCGGGCTGTCGTCGGCGCCGAGCAGCTGCAGCAGGCCGGGCCGATGGCCAGCTGCGATGCGGCCGCCGGCGCGCAGAACCAGCAGCACCTGCGACTTTTTCGTGAGCGGATCCTGCCGAGGTAGATGGCGGACGTTGATGACCTTGCCGTCCACGATGTCCGCTACGGAGGTGACGTCAGGGCCGGTGGCCATGTCGCAGCCCTCGATTGCTACGGGGCGATCTGCGGTCATCGTCAGCGCCCCTGGCCGGGCGGCAACGTGGGGAGCTGCTGGGGCTCGGCAACTGCCGCCGTCAGGTTTCCGGTTTCATGGGCCAACCGGATCGCGTCGAGCTCGACCTTCACCGCGCCGATGTAGGTGGTGGCCACGATGGTCGAGGCCTTGGCGCGCTCGATGACCTGGCCCATCTGTTCGGCACTCAGGTCGTCGTCGCCCAAGCGTTCGAGCATGGCGACCAGGTGGTCGCGGACGTCACTGACCTTGTTCTTCATCTTCTTGCTCCTTGGTTCGCCTCCTGAGCCGGCGGGTGATTCGCGCCTTCAGGTGGACAAGTTCTTTCAGTTCCGGCGGGTACCGGTTGTGGTAGCTGTTGCGCCGCATGTTCTCGGCGAGGGTTACGGCCTCGAGGCGATCAGCAGTGATCTCGGCGGCAACCAGCGTCTTCAGGCCGGGCCGGAACACCACGATGTGTCCCTCCGGTACCGGGCCGTTTGCCGCCTCCCAGACCATCACGTGCACGGGGCGCCAGCGATTGACTGGGAACAGGGCTGGGTCGTCTGTGACCTTGCGCATCAGCACCTTCCGTTTCGGATCCACCTTCTCGGTCCCGATCGGCACGTAGTTGCGCGCTTCGCTGGCCGGCCGACCCTTTTTGAACTGGGTTTCCCGCATCCGGCCTGCATACCAGCCCGGTCGGCGCAGCCCCTTGTTCGCCGGCGTGGCGCCAGGCTTGATCCGTGACGCGATCGATCCCGGTTCCTGCGTCCCGTTCCACAGCGCGGCCATCGGCTGGGTGTGGAAGTCCTCGGCCTTCTGCAGGCCCAGCAACGCTGCCCGTCGGTACACCGCGGCCTTGGGCCGCTCGAGGACGTGGGCGATCAGAAAGGCGGGGAACCGCGGCCAGTTCAGCTGCAGCGTCTCGTCCTCGTCGGCTGTCCAGGGCCGGCGCGCGTTGGGGTGTGACTTGCGCGTCATGGGTCACGGGTTCCACCCGGAACGCCCTGGAGCGGGGGGCTGCTGCCGCGCGCGCTGCCGAATGGCTTCCTTCCGGAAGAACTCGCCGTGCTCGATCTTCTGACCGCGGATTCGGAAGCCCCAGCTGTGCGCGCGCGGCGGTAGGGTCAGCACCACCGTCCAGGTGCCTTCGGCCTGCAGGTCCTCGGCCAGCGCGATGCGATGCCAGCCCTCAGCACGGCGGAACAGCAGCTGGCCAGCGCCATACCAGGTTGACGAGTACGGTTCCTCGGCGATCGCCGAGGGCAGCGCGTCTGGTACCGCCGGCAGCGGCCCGTCGAAGGGGCGATGCTCGAAGTACCCACCGCGCAGGATCAGGCTGAAGAAGGACCAGGGGTGGTCGTGGAAGACGTTGCCGTGGTCGCTGCTGCGGATGTGGTGCAGACGCAGGGCCAACCAGGGCCGGGGCTGGCCACGGTCGTCGACGCCGGCGCGGCCAATACGCAGCAGCCAGAAGCGGTCCATGTACGGCGTGCCATCGGTGTTGACCAGGTGAAAGTAGGGCGTGCGGGTGCCGCGCTGGATCAGTGCAGTGGCAACGCGGTCCAGCACGCGCCGGCCCACAGTGCGCGGCGGCGCCTGCAGATCCAGGTAACTGCCGCAGCGGGCGCACGATTCCATAGCCGGCCAGTCACGCGCGCAGCCGAACAGGGCACAGATGAAGGCGCGCGCCCGGCTCACGGCTGCTCGCCCTTATAGGTCGCGACCAGGCCGCTGGCTGCGGTCAACGTGCCGGCCTCGATCTGGCGCAGGCGGCGGGCACGCTCAGCCCGGCCGCCGCCGGCCGGTGCCCAGGTGGTGCGGTGGCGTGCTGGCATGCGGCGGACAGGGACGGCGCGCGCTGCGCGCTGCGGCCTGGCCAGCAGCGCGGGCAGCAGGATGTCGAGGGAGAAGCGGCCAGTGCTCAGAAGATGCGGGTGCATAGGGACCTCATGCGTAGGTGGTGAGGCGGAAGTGCTCGCGGACCAGGTCATAAAGCCGGCCGACTTCGGCGATCTGCAGGGCGAACCGGGCATCGAACTCGGCGCGCCTGCCGTCCTCGTCGCCGTGCTGCAGCTGCTCCACTGCGCCGTCCAGGAAGCGGAGCTTTCGGACGATCAGGTCGTCACCGAGGACGAAGGAGAGGTGGTCGTCCAGCACCAGGGCGAGCTTGGTGACCTGCTTGCCTGTCTCCAGGTGCAGGTCGACCTCGTCGCAGCGCAGTTCATGGTGCTGGCAGTGAACGATTGCGCCGCCCTCGACCGGATCGCGCAGCTCGCATTCCTCGCCCAGGCTGAGGCCATCGGGAAGGGCTTCACCGGCAACCCAACCGGTCAGAATCGCCCGCGGCGAAACCTCGGCATTCAAGGGCAGGGCGGGGAAGCTGCCGACCACGTTGCGCAGCTGGCTCATGGCGGCCTCGCCTGTCTTACGGCTGCTGGTGTCGACGAACACAACGCCGCGCTGGTGGTCCAGGTAGAGATCCGTGCGGGAGGGGCGGACGAAGGCACGAGGCAGCAGCTCGTGCAGCAGGTCGTCCTTGATGCGCTTCCGTTCGCGGCCGCCGGGGCGGCGCCCGTCGCGTTCCTCGATCTCCAGCAGCTTGAGGTCGAGCAGGTTGTTCACCACCGCCGGCGGCAGGATCTTCTCTTCGGCGCCGATGGCCATCCACATGCAGCGGCCGATTTCGTGCGACAGCAGCTCCTTCTCTTCGCGGCCGAATGGCGAAATGAAGCCGGCCGAGCACATTTCCAGCGGGCCGACCGGCTTCAGGGCACGCGCCTGCAGGCCGTCCTGCCAGTCGAACATCTGCAGCTGCGGGTAGGTGAACATCGTGAGGTTGCGGAAGAACATCAGGTGTCTCCGGTCGATTCAGAAGTGACGCTGCTGCCTTCGGGCAGCTCGGAAAGGCCCAGGGTGTAGAGCGCGTCGTCGATCGCGGCCTGCTCGGCTTCTGCGATGACGCTGTGCGGCCCAGCCACGCCCGGGATGTGGACGTGGAAGAGCCTCACGGTCGGCAGGCCTCTGCTATGCGCTGGAACTTGCGCGCCCAGGTGGCCAGGTCCGGCTTCATCCCCGCGCTCCAGGCGATCTGAAAGATCGTGCCGAAGCGGATCCGCAGCGCGCGCCACTGGTCCGGCGGTGCAATCGACACCGCGCGCTGGTAGCGCTTCACGCGCGCCGCGGGGGTGATCGCCGGCGGCATGCGGTCCAGGTCGTGCTGCAGAATCGCGTCGACGCCGTGCCCCAGCAGGTGCAGGTCTGCCGTCATGACATGGCCCTCCCGTGCACCACCCAGAACAGGTCGGCCAACGCCGGCGGCACCGGGGACATGGTGCGCACCTCGTTGAAGGCGGCTTCGATGATCTGCTCGAAGGTGCGGCCATCTGGTGCGCGCGCGGCTTCGCCTTCAACCTTCAGGAGGCCGGCGAGGTATTCCCTGCTGATAGGACTCAGGTTCCCGATCAGGTCGTCGAGGTCGATCTCCGCGTCGACGGTCATGGTCACCGAGTTCATGACAGCACCGCCCGGGATCCGAGGCCTACCGCCACGCCCAGCAGGAAGCCGGCCGCGCCACCAATGGCCAGCACCCGTCGGAACAGCACTGCGGTGGCCTCGGCGACGATGTCCTCCGCCTTCATGCGGCACCGCCTTTGACGCGGGCCAAGGCTTCCAGGCGGCGCTTCCACGCATCCCGCGTAGCCCGGAACTCGTTATGGTTTGCCGGCGAGCCCAACCACGCCTCACGTGCACGGTTGTATTCCTCGTCGGCCGCGATCAGCTCATCGATGGCGAAGCCGGCCTCCTGAAGGGCATCGGCGTAGTGACGGGTGTCTGCGCCATCGTCTGCGGCACCATGGAGCGCGCTCACCGCGTGGCGGATCGCAGCGATCTTGCAGGGGGCGCTCATGCAGCACCGCCTTGGGGCATCACGAAGCGGTAGCCGCGCAGGCGGATGGTCTCGATGGCGTGCTTGTGGCCAGCGGCAGCGAGCTTGCGGCGCACGCGCGATACCAGCACCTGCAGAACGTTGGACTCCCGCGACGGCGGCTTGCTGCCCGGGTACATCGCGGCATGCAGCGTGTCGACTTCCACGAGGCGATCGGGCGCACCGACCAGGACCTGCATCACCACGGCCTCGGTGCGGCTGAGCTTGATGCTGCTGCCAGCGATCAGCAGGCGCTGCCCCATGATGACGGGCGCGGTATGGCTGGCGGCCTCGCCGCAGCTGCTGCAGAGATCCTTGTCGATCCAGGAGCAGCCGCCGCGGCAGGCCTGCAGCTCGGTGCAGCCGCAGATGCGGCAGCGGCGTTCGGTGAAGGCCATCAGTGCACCTCCACGAAGGCCAGGTCATAGATGACGCACCGCGCCCGGGCCACCACAGGGGAGGTGGCTTCCGTCGACAGGGGGACGACGGTATTGGCCCGGGCGCAGGCGTCGGGGGAAACGGAATAGGTACCGGCGACAACCGCGTCGACGGCGTCGAGCGCGAGCTGCCAGCGGTAGGGGGAGAAGTCCTTGGCCAACGCGGCGGAGACGCCGGCGGCACAGTCCGGCACGCGGCCGGCATCGTTGAAGCCGTTGAGCACTGCCTGCGCGATGGTGGTGCGCAGGCCCCAGTCGTTCTCGTTGGCCAGGGTGTAGACCTCCAGCGCCGCGCAGATGCGCGGGCTGGTGATCACCAGCGCAGCTGGTGCCCGGACGGCCTGGCCGGATTCGTCTGTGGAAGGGGACGATGGGGAGAAGAAGGCGCCAAGGCCGGTGGCTCCGAGAGCCCCCAGTGCCAGGTACAGCGACGAAGACAGTGCAGACATGTGCTCAACCATCCGTGCTTGGGATGGCTAGCAACGTAATGCTAGTTGTTCAGGGTGTCAAGCATTTTAGTGATAGGTGGCAAAAACTATCTCGGCAGCTCCGCCTGGTCCCTTCAGCGATCGAAGGCCGCGCCCGCTTCGTTGAAGGCCTCGATTGGGGTGCGGCTGTTGCGGAAAGTCTGCTGTACGCCGTCTCCGCGATCGAACGTCTGGCGGTACTGCCCTTGCTCGTTCCAGTATCCGTTCGGGCCTGCGGGCATTGGATTGGCTACAGGCCTGCCGCGAGCATCGACGTACTGCGTTGGCTGTTCCTGGAGTGGCGGAGCGTCAGCCGGCGCCGGTGCCGGTGCCCACAAGACATCCGCGGGTGGTTGGGCAACCTGAGTAGCTGGCAGCGTTCCAGCGGGCAGAGGGGGAGGTGACCAATCCGACACTTCAGGCGCTGCAAGCTCACCGTGGCCAAGCGTTGGAGCTGATTGAGGCCGAGGGGCAGCGGCGTCGTACCACGCTGTCTCGTAGCGCTGCGAAGGGTCTGCCTGTGCCACCGCCTCGCGGTGCACCGCTGTCGAGGATTGGATAGCTGCGCGCACAATACCCAGCTCATGCGCCAAGAGGTCGCGACCTCCCTGCAACATCTCCCAGTCAGTCGGCGTGTGCCCCCTTGCGACTTCTTGGTCGGTGTAGGTCTGCATGGCCCATTCCCAATTGCTGAAGGTCAGGTCGTCCTTCCGAAGGAACTGATTCTCTGGGCGGGCTAGGAATTCACGCTGGGCCGATGCCCAAGTATCCGTCTGCTGCGCGGGCGGGGCGCAACCCGTGAGCGCAATCAGTCCCGTGAGAAGGACTGTCGATAGAATGGGGCTACAGCGTCCCTGTCTTGGTCGCTGGCTGTTCGGTCTGCGCATATCGAACCTCCGCTTCAGCAATTCTCAGGATCGTGGCCCGTCCCAAAGCGGGGACCCGAGCATAGCTCTCGACCAGTTCCTTCAAACCTTGATCAGTGAGCATGTCCATGTCGATGTCTGGAATCAGCAGCATCCATGGCGCTACCTTGAAGAACGCAGCGAGCTTGTCGATGGTGTCCGAGCGCGGGTTCTTTGAGCCGTCCTGACGACTGACCAGGCCCGAAATCATTGTCTGCGCGACACCGGCCCGCCGGCCAAGCTCGGCCTGGGAAAGGGAGTGGTGCTCCATCAACCGACGAACGTTGTGAGCGACGACTTCAGCGCTGGAGGAATACTTGGCCACGCTGAACAGGCTAGTGATAGCCGGTAGAACCGTGGCGCTTGATTGCCTAGCATTAGAATGATAGGTTGAGGTCATGGACGCCGATACCCTCTTGCATCAAACCGTGGTGCGCCTGCGTGCGCATGAAGGGAAGTACGCCGAGATCGCCCGGCAGAACCCGGACATCGGCTATTCGTGGCTGACGAAGCTGGCGCACGGGCAGATCACGAACCCGACGATCGCCAGCCTGCAGCAGCTCATCGAGGCGCTGAACGCCTTCGAAGGCCTGGAGCGGGGCGGCCTGGCCGAAGTGGTGGCGCAGGCCGATCCGGTTATGGACCCGGTTATGGAACAGCGCGCCGAACCGAGCGGCGACGTGGACGCCGGCCGCATCGTGCCGCTGGAGACAGCCTGATGGCCCGTCGACACCTCAGCAATCCTCGGGAAGGGGAAGATCGAGGCCACGGCCGGGATCGCAGGGAGCTGCGCGCGCTGCGTAACCAAGTCCGGGACCTGCAGCGGCAGGTCGATGACCTCACGGTTTGCCTTGCCCAGAGGGAAGCCACGGCCCGCTGGGCTGCGACGACACTGGCGGCGATCGAGGCAGCCCGTACCCAGCCGTCGACAAAAAGCCGGCCGGCCGGACTCTTCGCGCGTGCTGCTGCGGCATTGCGCGCGCTGTTTCTCCGGGGGGCGCAATGAACAGCGGGCCCCAGAAGCGCGGCCTGGCAAGCTCACTGCCAGCCACGACACCGACCGTCATGACCGCGGTGCTGAAGCGCATCGGAGCGCTGGAGCGCCGGGTCCGCGCGCTGGAGCAGCGGCAGCCGGCTTCTAGCGTTCCTGCTCCGATCCCGCGCGCTGCTGCTCCAACAGCCGCTCCGCTTCCCCAGCCTCCGCCAGCTCCTGTCGGCTCTGCTGCGCCTTCAGGATCTGACGCTCGATCTCCAACAGGCGAAGCACGGTCGCAGCGGCCACGCCGGCTGGGGCTTCGGGCGAGGTTTTGCCGCGCAGTGTTTGGATGGCGGCGCGAACTACCTCAAGCAGCATCTCTGTGTCGGGATGACTGCCAATGACGGCCAGCGTGAACCAGCTGTTCGCCTGCTTTTCAGCCTCCAACGCGGCGATTCGTTCGTCGTATTGGGCGAATCGGGCTTCCAGTTCGGATGGGGTCATGAGGAACGTCAATTGCTGGGGGAGCGCCGATTCTGCCAGCCGACCAGCACAGATGCGTACTCAGCACCTAAGGAGCGCTGAATGACTGACGAATCTGAAAAGCCGAGCTCCCCCGTTGGCATAGATCACCCGGCCGCCGTTGGGCGACCGGGCTTCAGCTTCACTGGGGAGATTGAGCCTTGCGCGCCAGAACGTTCTTCCGGTTCTCGATCGTCTGTTGAAGCGCGACAAACGTCTGGTCGAACGCGGCGGCAGCCTCCGCTGAAGATGCTGGTGCTGCGGTGCCTGCGAACTCTTGCCGCACGGATACGAGGGCTTTCGCGGCCAGATCCAGGTCGGGGAGGGCAGCAATAAGCCCGTGCAAAGCGACGTTGGTCGCGATGGCGGTACCGCTTGCGATTTCCAGGTCATTGCGAAGCGCCTTGATCTGGATCTGACATCCCGCAATCAGGCCGCGCAACTCCTGTTCCAAGAACGTGTTCATGGGTCTCTCCGGTAGGTGGGTTGGTTGGTTCGCACCCCCATTCTGCCAGCCGGCGGACCCGCCCTTACTACCGAGGACTCCCATGCCCTGGATCGATGAAACCTGGCTGCAGGACGCACTGGCGGCCCTGAAGGCCACGTGCGATGTCGACGCACACACCCGCAACGCGATGATCCAGTTCCTGCTGGACAACGGCTTCTGGGATCAGGAGAAGCTGAAGGACTGGACCAGCGCTGTTGCCAAGTTCAACAGCTGCCTCAACCCGAACAAGGCCGAGTTCTTCAAAATCGGCGAGCTGTGGGCGCTGATGCGCCGCTTCGGCCGCCACCAGCTCTTCCTGGCCATGGCCGCAGATCTCGGCTATGAGGTCCGCCCGATCCCGACCGAGCACCGCCGGCAGGAGCTGCTGCAGCAGCTGGTCGACGTCCAGGCGCAGTGCGCAGCTGCCGTGGAGCGCGCCGCCAGCCAGCTGGAACGCCTCAACACGCCCGCGCCGGAGCCGCGCCCAGGTGCCATCCATGGACAGGGTCGCGCGCAGTTCAGCACCAGCCCGAGCGATTGGAGCGCGCCCACCAGGGGCAACGCCGTCCAAAGCGTGGGCTGCCCGTGACGGGATAGGCCTGCGCAATGAGCAACAAAATCACGGAGCTCTGCTGGCCACTGCAGATGCCGCCGCCCGCTAAGGCGGTGCTGATGGCGATCGCGTGGCACGCAGACGACTTCGGCATGGCCTTCCCGGGCTTCACCACGCTGATCGAGAAGACCTGCCTGAGCAAGACAGCACTGCTCAGCGCGATCGCGTGGCTGGAAGACAACCAGGTGTTGACCATTCGTCGCGGCGGCAGTGATGCCGGCGGCACCAAGTACAGCAACCGGTACAGCCTCAACCTTGGCCGACTGGACAAGAACGCGTTCGCGTCGAAGCCGCGGCGTGCATCCAAACCGGTGCGCCAGACAGACCGGTCCGAGAGCGCCGAAGGAAATGACCAGTCCGCCACGCACACCGGTCCGGATGCCGAACCGGTCCGCGACACGGACGTGTCGGAAGAGACTGAAGGCGCCGACCGGTTCGCGGGAAACACCGGTACGCAAGAACGACCGGTACGTCTCGCGAACTCGACCGGTACGTCTGGCGGACCTGACCGGTCCGTCTCGCGTACTCAACCGGTCCGCGAGACGGACCCTAAAGGTCATGAAAGGTCAGTAAAGGTCATTGAACCGTCAAACGCGCAGGCGCGCGACGACGATGCGATGGTGCCGCAGCTCAGCGACGACGAGGTCAAGCGCGAGCTGATGGGCATCCCCCGTTTGCCGCCGGGTCTGGACCCGCAGGTCCTGGCCAGGTTCGTGCGGCACCGCCGTGTGCTGGGCAAGCCGATGACGATCAGCAGCTGGCTGGAGCTGCAGCCGCGCTTCCGCCAGCTCACGGCCGACGGCCACGACCTCAACCGCTCCCTGCGCCAGACGATGGCTGCAGGCCTGGCACTGCCCGTAACACCGAAACCCGAGGGGACCGACCATGCCAACAATTCAGGCTCTGCTGCCGAACGAGTCCGACGTCGCGCAGAGGCAGACGAGCTCCGTGACGCCGCTGCAGAGGCAGACGCCGCCGCCGGCACAGCAGGCGCCCTTGACGGCCCGGGCTACGCGCACGCTGTGGGTGCGCATGGCTGAGATCTACGGCTACCGCTGGACCAGCGCCTACGGCGAGGATCCCAGCGGCGGCGCTGCCGCGACCTGGGCAAAGGGGCTTGCCGGGCTGACCGGGGAGCAGCTGGCAGCAGGCCTGGGCTCGAGCATCGCCTCGGCTGACCCGTGGCCGCCGACCCTGCCGGAATTCCGGCTGCGCTGCCTGGGCGTGCCGAGCTTCGCCGCTGTCCGCAATGACACAAGCCGCCGGGACGGCTTCACGCGCCTGGTGTGGCAGTACCTGGACGGCCATCGCTACCGCACATCGAGTGCCGACAAGAGCGATCGCCTGCTGCGCGAGGCCTACGACCAGGCGCGCGAATACGTGATGCGCGGCGGGCAGCTGCCGGACGAGCCGGTGGCGGTCCTCGGCCAGGCCGCTGTGGCCAAGCCGGTACCGGCCAGCCCTGAAGCACTCCGCCGTGCTGAGCGCGAGATCGCGGAGATCTTCGGCAAGGGATCTGCAGAGCCAGGCAACGACGACCATCCCCCGGCGACGGGCAAGATGGCAGCGGCAGGGCTGGATCGATGATCGACCAGGAGCAACTGCGCAGCTACCACCGGTCGCAGGTGCTATACGCCCTGCAGGAGGCCAGCGAACCGATGACGGCCTCCGAAGTGCACGAGGGCATGACGACCTTGGCGCTGGCCATGGGCCACCCTCGGGAATGCGCGGCGATCACCCCAGCTGCTGTGGCCGGGATTCTGCGCGGCATGCTCGGCGAGCAACTGGTCACCCAAGGGGACGACAGGGCAAATCGCCGTTACGGGCGTGCCGAGCCGACCTGGTCGATCGCTGCTGGCCGGGCGCGGGTCTTGCAGCCGTCGGCCCCGGGCAGGAGCACGGCCGCGATGGATGCCGCGTCACCGATGGCGGGGCAGGGCACCCAGCTTCGCCAGATCACCATTGATCAGCGCCTGGCATTCCTGCAGGCCGAGTGCGCCGCGCTGCTGGCGGACGTGACAAAGGAACATGCTGCGTTCGAGCTCCGGGTTCGAAACCAGCTGGAGGCGTTCGAAGCGCGCGCTGCACGGTTGCTCGGTCTACCGCAGGACGGTGGCCAATGAGCAACCGTGGGCTCCGCTACAACCGCATCGAGGACATGCCGCAGGGTATGCAGCAGCTGGTGCACAAGGCTGGCCAGGCTGCACCTGCACGTGGGCCGGCGGACCATCAGCCGCGCGCATCGGTGGAGAAGCGGCCGAAGTACGGCAATGTGATCACCACGGTGGACGGGATCCGCTTCGACTCGAAGCGCGAGGCCCGCTACTACGAGCAGCTGAAACTGCGTCAGCAGGCCGGCGAGGTGCACTTCTGGCTGCGCCAGGTACCGATCCACCTGCCCGGCGGCACCAGGTACGTCCTGGACTTCCTGGTGTTCCTGCGCGACGGGCATGTCGACTTCGTGGACGTGAAGGGCCGGGAGACGAAGGAATTCCGCATCAAGAAGCGCGAAGTGGAGCATCACTACCCGATCAAGGTGTTGCTGGCATGAGCGGCTGGAGATCCAGTGGCCGCGCAGGCGGTACCGGCGTCGACCTCAGTGCGGTGGCCACCACCGACCTGCTGCGGGAGATCGAACGGCGCTGCTCGGCGGGCGGCCCCCCCAAGGTCGACCGCCCTGCGAACGACCGGCCATTCGCGACCAAGGCGCTCTGGGCTGAGGACAAGGTCAACCAGGCACGTGCCCGACTTGCCGAGCTCCGCGCGCTGCCGGTACCGACCTGCGAGGCCGAGCGCGCCGCCCGCTCCGCCCAGGACTCGCAACTGGTCGCCGACGTCATCAAGTACGACGGCATGGCCAAGGCATTCAAGAGGAAGGGCCAATGAAACCTGCGGAGCTGAAGGCGCGGTTCCCGACCGAAGCTGCCCTGTGCACGTGCCTGATCGACTGCCTGACCGCGGCTGACGGCTGGGAGATCTACCCCGAGACGGCCGGCTTCGACATCCTCGCTGTGTGGAAGGCGACCGGGCACCAGCTCGGCATCGAGGCGAAGCTGCAGCTCAACGCCAAGGTGGCCGACCAGATCCTGCCGGCGCACTGGAGCAACGCCGACCAGCGGGGCCCGGACTTCAGGGCTGTGCTGGTTCCCTGTACGACGGCAGCAAACTACGGCATTGCACGCATGCTCGATGCGCTGGGTGTGCAGGTCCTGGTGCCGGACAGCTGCACCGGCCGCTGGAAGACGGAGCCCGGGCAGCAGATCCAGCGCGAGGTGCATCGGCATGGTCTGCACCAGGCCGCCCCATGGGACCGGGCGTCCGGCGATCTCCGCGAGTGGGGGCCCACGGCGTGGTTCGACTGGAACCCCACTAAGCGCTGTGAGCTGCCTGAGTTTGTGCCGAAAGTGGCCGCGGGTGTACCGGCGCCGCTGCAGTTGACGCCCTGGAAGGTCGGCGCGCTGAAGGTGCTGGCAGATCTCGAGCTCGATGGCTTCACGACGGCGAAGGGTGTCCGGGCCCATGGCGTTGATCCGCGCCGCTTCTGTGCGACGGACGGATGGCTGAAGCAACTGGGCGGCGGGAAATGGGCCCGCGGAACCCTCCCTGCTTTCGAGGACCAGCACCCCGAGGCCTATGCCCAGGTGCTGGCCCAGGCGCGCGCCGCGCGCGCTGCAGCGGATCCCAAGAAGACCCTGGAACAGACGTCATGAACGAGACTGCAGTCGGTACCACCGCGCTCGCTGCCGCGCGCGAGCTCGAAGTGGCGTTCCTCAAGGGGAAGAAGATCCCGTCCTGCGCCAACTGCAACGGCAAGGCGAAGGTGTGCTGGCCTGGTCGCGAGTCGCAGCTTGTGCAGCTCCAATGCCGGCACTGTGGGCCGCGCGGAGCCATCTTCGACAGCAGCGCACCAGTCCAGTGCGGCCGCTGTGGTGCCGCCCCGACCGGCCTGTTCCCGCGCGGCGCACAGATTCAGTGCTGCAGCTGCGGTGCATCCTCAGCCGTGTTCGTTGGCCAGGATCCTGCCGGCGCTCTGGCGGCGGCGCTGGATGCCTGGTGCCGCCGTGCACCAGTTCTTCCGCCGGCGGCGGACGACAGTGCAGGCCAGCGGCGCCGCGGCGCCGCCCCGGATGGGTTCGATGACGAGGGCAAGGGCGATGTCCTGGAGCTGCTGTCGCGCCTGCTGGTTGGCGGTAGCTACCGCATGCCAGTGGAGGGACGCAGTACCTTGGCGCCGCTGGGCAGCAGCGACATCGCCGGCGCGGTCGGCTACATGCGCAATGCGCTGGAGAAGCACACGGCGCTGGCTGTAGCGACGCGGATGGGGCCCGCTGCGATCGCAAGGCTCTCCCTCGCTGCCTACCGTCAGGTGGCCAAGGACGTGCGCGCAATGCGCCCGCGGCCGCTGGATCTCGGCAAGCCGGCCGATCGGTGGCGCCTTCGCCTGGTGATCTACGACGCAGCCCACGAACTGGTGTGGCCGGAGCGGCGCCAGCCGTTCGCCGGCCTGGCCAAGTCGGCAAAGATGCGCAAGGGCAACTACATCAAGGCCCACAAGTGCGCCAGCGCTGTCCTGCAGGAAGCGCTACATGGCGGCCGGCTAGGATTCCGGCGGGCAATGTGGTGACCACGACTTGGGCGTGACATTTACTCAGAGAGGGTCAATTCTGCTGTGCAGAAGTCGTGGAGCACTGACAGTTTAGGGTCGAGAAGTCCGCTCAAGATGTTGTACCGACGAGCCATCTCCTGCTGCTTTTGCGGATCGAGGTTTGACAAGCTCAGCTCATTCTGTAGACCGGCTAGCTCAGTGGCCATTTCCCCAAGCTCTACTGCCGCTGAGTAGGCCTCGTTTGCGAAGAGGTAGCGGAACCGACGGGCGCCGGTTCTCACCTTTACTGCCTTGGTGTAGTCGGGCACCAGGCCCTTCAGGATCTCGATGATTGGGCTTTCCACATCGTTCAGCGCTGCCATCCGCTTGTCGAAGAGGTCCGCCTTGAGCTTCTTCCTCGCCGTCGTCGCCTGCTCCCGGGCGGTAAGCCATTGCCTGAGGGCGACGTAGAAGACCGCTCCCGCCAGAACCAGTTGGCCGATTGCGGTGAACAGTCGCAGCTGAAGGTCCGTCATTCCCCAAACTGTCTCAACCATTGCGACGCCCTCCCTATATTGGCCGGGATTATCACATTTGTTAAGGTTTGTTAGGGGGGGGCAGGCCGCTTCCCTACAATCCTTCAAATGGGGCGCTGGATGGATCCTTTGTGCGAGAACATTCTGATCGGCCTCGGGACTGGCCTGGTCACAGGGCTGTTGTCCGGCTACTACTCCGGCATGGTGATAAGCAGGACGTCTCGGTTCCACTCGCTGCTCAGAGACGCGCAACGCGTGTTGAAGCAGATTGAGTCTGAGCAACAGGATAGTCGTGTCGTCATACGACATTGGGAACCAAAAGCGCTGAGCGCCGCGGGCGACGACCTAGCGACGGACGGCCAATCAAAGGCGGCTTTAGTCGTACAAGAGCAGTCGATCCAGGTGAACAGAGCCTTCTATGCAGCGTGTGCGGGGGAACTGGATGCGCCAGGGTTTGAAGTCGCGGTGACACGTGCTCGCAGTGAGATTGCCAAACTCCGACCTTCGAAGCGCGTTCTGATTCCGTGGGGCCAGCTATGAGCTGTTGGACATTGGCCATCGATTGGCCGGTAGTGACGCAGGGATTCGGTGCGCTCGCGCAGGGAGCCGGTGCGCTCGTCCTGGCCTGGGTAGGACTGGCTGGCCTTTCGTCGTGGCGGAAGCAGCTGAAGGGAACGCGCAGCCAGGCGCTGGCTGAAGAGGCCCTCAGCCTTGTGTACCGCGTCGCCGACGGCATTCGCCACATGCGTCAGCCCTGGGCATGGGCCGGAGAAATGCGGAAGGTCGAAAGGTCGGAAGGCGAGAGTGACGAGGATTTCGATCAGCGCAAAGAGTACGGAGTGGTGGAGGTGCGATACCAAGCGCACGCCGACGCAGCCGCACAATTGGCAGCTATCAGGTTCAGGCTACAGGCGGTACTAGGCGAAGGCGCAAAGAGCTCGATTGACGAGGTCTTGGAGCTACTCGCCAAGGTCCGGAGTGAGGCCGGCAACGCAGCGCGTCACAAGCGCGTGATGTTGCACCAGGCGGACCTTATTCGGAGGTTTCCGAGCGACGCAACGAGCGATGCATACGAGGACGCCAAGCGCCGTTTGACTGAATCAGAACGATGGATCCAAGAGCAGCTGCCTGGTGAAGATCCAGCCGAAGAGGTCCTTTCGAGGGCAGTCAATCGCGTTGAACGCGCACTTCGGGACGCGGCCTCGTTAAAGCCATAGTGTTAATGTAGATGACCTCAGTAGTTCCTCATGAGGAAGATCTCTTCCTCATGAGGAACCGCAGTTGCCTCGGGAACCGAAAGTAGGTTTGAATTCCTACAGTGGGCGTTCTTATGGGCGCCTCAATTCAAAGGCCGTTGATTGACCAGGACGTGGGAGTCCGCTGGTCGATCAGCGGCCTTCTTGTTTGCGGGGTAGAGCAGTCCGGCAGCTCGCGTGGCTCATAACCACGAGGTCGGTGGTTCGAATCCACCTCCCGCTACCAAACGGCCGGTAGTCATGGCCACCACTCAAGCCAGCACATAGGCCGTCGTGAGACGCGCCGCTGGTGTCCGCGCGACCTTGCAACCGCGGTAGTGGTGGGCCATGCCGGCCTCCTTTCATTGGGGGAACCGCGGTGAGCATCAAAGAGCAGATCACAACGGACCTGGCGGTCGCAGGTTCGAAGATCGGAGCGGTTGTGAGCGTCACCGCCGCGACGTACTCGCCGGGCTACACCCTGAGTGACTGGGCCCTGATCGGCACGATCATCTTCACCACGGTCCAGACGTTCACCGTCATGGTGAAAAACTGGGGCGACTGGTCTGCCTGGTGGACCGCCCGCATGGGCAACGCCAAGCGATTCTGGGCGTGGATCCGCCGCCGTGGCTGACACCAAGCTCAGCACCAAGCAACGCGTCGGCTTTGCCGCCGCGCCGCTGGCGCTGATCGGAGCGCTCGTCGCTGCCCTGGGCACGAACGACTCGGCGCACGAAGGGCGCCGCTATACGCCGTACTACGACTCAGCCGGCATCCTGACTGTCTGCGCCGGCATCACGGGCCCGGCGGTGGTGAAGGGCAAGCGCTACACCGATGACGAGTGCACCAGGCTGGAGACGGCCTACGTGCGCACCATGCTCGGCCACATGGGGCAGTGCGTTCGCGGCGAGTTCGAGTTCCATGAGATCAAGGCCTGGGGCCACTTCGCGTACAACATCGGCACCCCGGCCTTCTGCGGCAGCACCGCGGCGAAGCGGCTCAACGCTGGCGAGCGCCAGGCTGCATGCACCGAGATGTGGAAGTGGCGGTACGTCACGATCGGCGGCGCCAAGCGTGACTGCGCGCTGCCGCAGTGGAGCTCGAAGTGCGGCGGCATCATCGATCGCCGGCAGTGGGAAATGGCCACCTGCCAAGGCCGCCTGCAGTGATCACCAGGTCGGCGATCAGTGCCTGGTGGGCTGCCTGGAAGTGGGTTGCCATCCTGGCCGGCCTGCTGAGCGTGTCGCTCTGGCTCAACGTTAGGCAGTACGGCGATCGCCGTGAGGCTGCAGCTGCAGCCCGGGCCGCCGCCCTCGAAGACACGCTGGAGGTGACGGCGGGGATCGCGCGCCATGCTCAGACCGACAGCGCCGAGCTGCTGCAGCGGCTCGAGGCGATCGCTGCACGCGGCGAGCGAACCAGAACCATCTACCGAGCAGCAGCTGCAGCGCAGCCGCTGCCAGCTAACTGCGCCCCGGGTCAGGCCCGGGTCGACGCAATCAACCAGGCCCTCGGGCCCACCAGCAGGATCGCGAAGTGACCCAGAACCCATCGATCGGGCGGATCGTCCACTACACCCTGAGCGATACCGACGCGCTCCGCATCAATGCGCGCCGGACCGACGGTCCGTCCATCCAGGAGCGGCTGCTCGACAACACCTGGCCGGTGGGTGCACAGGCGCACGTCGGCAACAGGGCCGCGGCCGGCGACGTGCTGCCTGCCCTGGTTGTGGCTGTCCAACCGAACGGCCAGGTCAACGCCCAGGTGTTCCTGGACGGCAATGACGTGCTGTGGGTCACCAGCCGCGACGAGGCCAGCGAAGAATCTGGCAGCCACCCCGGCCGCTGGCACTGGCCGCAGCGCTGACGCCATGAGGCTGCGCCAGACTCTCCCGATCGCGGCACTGATGCTGCTGGCCGGCTGCACGCAGCACCTGCAGCGTGTGCCGGCCCAATGCGACGCGATGTGCTTCCGCCCGTGCGTTGACGTCGGCGAAGACACCGGCGTGCGCGTGACGGCCGACCCCGCCGCCGCGGACGCCTGGGACAACATCGGCGGGGAGGTGGTCGGCCAGCTGGCCGACAAGCTCCGCACCTGCGACGTGCGACGGAAGGCCTGCGAGCAGTGCCTGCGCCGGCTCGACGCCAAGAACGTAATAGAGCTTTGAGCGCCATCCCGGCGCCATAGGAGAGCAACATGCAGAACCAGCAGGCCGGCACAACCCCACTGGCGGAGCCGCAAACCCCGATCGAAGCCGCCGTGAATGACCTGACGCGGGTTCAGCAGGATCTGCACATCGCTGCAGAGCAGCTGGCGAGGCGTCTTGCGCCAGTGCTGGTGGCGAGCAAACCGGACGCGGCACAGTCGACGGGCCGGCAACTCGGTGCCTCGCCGTTGCTCGAAGACCTCTTCCAGCGGCGGGACGCAGCGGCGGCCACCCTGGACATCATCAACGAACTGCACGCTCAGCTGCACCTGTGAGCCGGACGCCCGCCAGCTTCAGCCTCACGGTCGTGCGTGGCGCGACGTGGGAGGACGACTTCACCTACACCAACCCGGATGGGAGCCCTTTCGATCTGACCGGCTACCAGGCGCGGATGCAGGTGCGGACGCTGGCGGGCCAGTTCGGGCTGACCGAGGCCGACACCCTGGTCATGGAGCTCAGTACCGCGGACGGTTCGCTGGTCATCGCCGATCCGTTGGACGGGATGGTCTCGATCACCGTGCCAGCGGTGGACACCGAGGTGCTGAACCCGGCGAACGCACGCAAGGTGAAGCACTGCTACAGCCTGGAGCTGTTCAAGCCGGCAGGCGCGGATCCGGAGTACGTGATCCCGCTGGTGGCCGGCAAGGTCACTGTCCAGGGCGAGACGACACGCTGATGCCTGTAATTCGAGCAAGCGAGGGCGCGGCCCGCGTGATCGTGGTCGAGCGCCGAGGTGCCGTCGCCATCCGCGATCCCCGCACGCCGATCGTCGCGACGGCCCGGTCGACACAGGTCGAGGCAATCCAGGCAGACACGCGGACGGTCGAGGTTGCAGCGCGCGGCGCGCAGGGCCCGGCCGGTCCGGCCGGTCCGGCCGGCACCTCGCCAGAAGCGACGTATCCAGTTGGCCAGCCAATCCATGGCCACCGCGTGGTTCGCCTGGACAACGGCAAGGCCTACCACCCCGACACGGCGGTGCTGGAGCACGCGCAGGCTTGCATCGGCATCGCCCTGCAGTCGGCCAACACCGGAGAAGTCGCCGTGCGCCTGGCCGGCACGATCGAGGAAGCCAGCTGGACCTGGCGCGACGGCGCGGTGTGGTGCGGCGCCGACGGCGCACTGACCCAGGCCCCAGGCACAGCTGGGTGGTTGTTGTGCGTCGGCCGGGCGCTCAACGCCACGACCCTGATGATCGACTTCGACTCACCCATTGCGCGGATCTGAACCCATGGCAGACAAGACCCTGCAGCTCAAGAACAACATCACCACCGAGGTCGAAGGTGTCACCGCGTCAGCTGGCGCCGCCGACGCCGGCAAGATCGCGGCCCTCGGCCCGGATGGCCGCTTCGACGACTCGCTGCTGCCGGCTGGCATTGGCGCCGACACCAAGATCTACCCGGCCAGCGAGGTGCTGGCCGCCGGCGACTACGTGAACATCTGGGACGACGCCGGCACGGCCAAAGTGCGCAAGGCCGATGCCAGCGCTGCGAACGCAGGCAAGCGCGCCCATGGTTTCGTGCGCGCCGGAGTCGGCGCCATCGGCAGCGACGCGACCGTGTACTTCGAAGGGCCGAACAGCTCGCTTTCCGGTCTGTCGCCCGGGGCGACCTACGTGCTGAGCCACACCACGCCGGGTGGTGTTGTGCCGCTGGCATCGGGCACCACCGCCGCCGGCCACATCCTGCAGATCCTGGGCGTGGCCACCGACGTGGGCGAGATCAACGCCGAGATCGGCAATCCGGTGGTCCGGGCCTGACATGGCAGCGCGCCGTCCGCTTGTCCTCGATGAGAGTAACCGCACCAGGGAGCTGCCCGCCGGTGACATGTTGGTCGGTGTTCCGCTGCAAGTCGCGGTCGGGCTCCGGGCTGGCGGGGTGTTCAACATCGCGCTGACCTCGACGTACGCGATGACGATCGGCCTGCGGGCGGGCGGCGTGTTCAACGTGCAGGCGATCACCTGATGGCTGCCCGCACTCCATTGATCCTCAACCAGAGCACCGCTCGCGTCGAAGAGCTGGCCGCTGCCGATACGATCCCCGGCGCGATGATCGAAGGGCTGATCGGTCGAAATGCGCTGATCAACGGCGATTTCCGCGTGTGGCAGCGCGGTACGAATTTTCCAGCCGCGACAGGCCAGCGATACACGGCTGACAGATGGCAGGTCAACGCCATTGGGTCGACGATTTGGATTCAGCGAGTCGACATTCCTCCGGGCGGTGGGGCTGTGCCCATGCTCCAGAAGTCGAAGTACATGCTGCAAGCGATTGTAAGCAGCGTTGCAGGGGCTGGGAACTTCGCATTGTTCCAGCAGCGTATCGAGGGCGTGAGGCAGCTATCAGGCAAGACCGTAACGGTCAGTTTCAAGGCCAAAGCCAGCATCGCCAATTTCAAAGTAGGCGTTGAATTTCAGCAGTCGTTCGGCAACACCGGCTCCGCCGGAGTTGATAGTCTGAACGCCTCCGTGACGCTCGGTACTGACTGGCAGGAGTACGCAGTACAAATTGCATTGCCGTCGGTGGTAGGGAAAACGATCGTCGACAACGACTACCTTCAACTCAGCTTCTGGCTGGACGCGGGCGCGAATTTCGCAGGGCGCTCCCTCAGCGCCGGCCAAAAAAGCGGGACTGTTAGCGTTACAGAAGTGCAGGTTGAAGACAGTAATGTTGCAACTGCTTTTGAGTATAGGCCCGACGCGCACGAGCGGATGCTTTGCGATCGGTACTGCCAACTGCTCGACTTCGGCAACGGTAATGGCTTCACACTGGTCATGATCAACGGCGTCAACAGCGTGTTGGGGTTTCTTCCGCTCCAGTCACCTATGCGAGCTGTGCCAACTGCGACCAGACGCGGCGATTTCCCTACTTACACGGGTCCCGGCTCGGGTTCGGGATCCACGCTCACTGGCCTGACCATCATCCCCACTGGTGTTGCCCGGCTGGCGCTTGTCGGGACCATCAGCGTTTCTGGCACCGTGAATCAAGTCGGATACCTGGGCTCAACGAGCACCAACGGTTTCCAGATACTTCTAGATGCAGAGCTGTGACATGTACCGACTGAGCCAATTTCCCGGCTACGTTGATGAGATCGCGACCGGCACCTGTATTCCGGTTGCCAGCGACTGCTGGCAGGCCGTGGCCTATCGAGCATGGCTTCAGATGGGCAACAAGCCCAGCCCTGCGCCATCACCCTATGAGCCCAACACGCCGGCTCATCACCGTGCAATCCGCGATGCGGCGTGGGGGTGGATGACCGACGTGGTCAAGGAGCGCCAGTACGACAGCATCGAGAGCTGCGTCGGCTACTACAACAGCGGCGTGGAGCGATACCGGCTGGAGGCCCGGGCAATGGTGGCCTGGCGCGACGCGGTGAACGAGAAACTGGTTGCTTTGGTACTCGATCCGCCGCCGGGCGTCGTGACATGGGAGCAGGTTCGACCTCTGCTGCCCCAACCGTCCCAGTTCAACTGGCCGTCCAGCTTGGAGCTCCCGCTCGGAGTAGGTGACGGCCCCGCAGTTCAACTTTGATCCAATCTGAGAGGAAGCCAGCCAGTGGCCGGAAAGATTGACCCGGCGACGGGGCTGCAGGACCAGCAACGGCGGTTCGCGGACGAGTACCTGGGCGATTTCAATGGCACCGCGGCCTACATGCGCGCCGGCTACAAGGCCACCGGTGCCGCGGCCAGCGCCGCCGCGGCGAGGCTGCTGGCCAACCCCAAGGTGCAGGCCTACCTGGCCAGCAGGAAGGAAGAGCTGCTGCTGTCGCAGCGGGTCGATCAAGAAGCGGTCCTTGCCCGGCTGGCCTTCATGGCACTGGGTGACATCCGCACCCTGTTCGATCAGCACGGCAACCTGAAGCCGATGAGCGAGCTCACGGCGGAAGAGGCCAGCCTGGTCCAGGGTGTGGAGGTGTTCGAAGAGTGGGAGGGGCGGGGCGACGAACGGCGCGCCGTCGGCCTGACCAAGAAGATCAAGCTGGTCAGCCGCCTCGATGCGGTCAAGACCTTGGGGGCGCACTTCGGCATGTTCGCAAAGAAGGTCGAGCACACCGGCAAGAACGGTGGTCCGATCGAGAGCCAGACGCGGATCCTGGGCGACGTGATGGATCTCATCGACGGGTCCGACACCGGCCCCGGGCCTGCGACCTCGCGGAGCAAGTAAGCCGTGGAGGAACTGAGCGACCAGGACGCCAGCCGAATCATCGAGAAGCTGGGTGATCGGTGGTGGCGGCTGAACAACCTGTACTACATCACAGACAAGTTCGGTCGACGGGTGCAGTTCAAGCTGAATGAGGTGCAGGCCGATCTCGACGACAACCTGCACACGTTGAACCTGGCGCTGAAGTCACGCCAGCATGGCATCACGACCTGGGCCTGCATCCGGGCCCTGGACATGGCGCTGTTCAAGAAGAACACCAAGGCCGGTGTGGTCGCCCATACCGCCGGCGATGCCGCCAAGTTCTTCCGCAGCAAGGTGCTCTACGCCTACGACAACCTGCCGGACTGGCTGAAGAAGATCCGGCCGGCAGTCCGGCGCGACATGCGCGACGGCGTCCTGGAGCTGGCCAATGGCTCCAGCATCGAGGTCTCGGTTTCCCACCGCGGCGGCACGCTGACGTTCCTGCATATCTCCGAGTACGGCCCGATGTGCGCCATGTACCCGGAGCGGGCGGGGGAAGTGGCCTCCGGCGCGCTCAACGCGATCGCCTCCGGCAACATCGTGGTGATCGAGTCGACCGCCTATGGCGCCGCCGGCGACTTCTACGAGCGCTGCCAGACGGCGATCGAACTGGACAGGCAGATCCGCGCCGGCACGGCCAAGCTGACGGCGATGGACTACCGCTTCCACTTCTATCCGTGGTTCCGGGACCCGATCAACGAGCTCGACCCGGACGGCGTCACGCTCACCGCCGAGGACGAGGCCTACTTCGCCAAGGTCGAGGCGGAGATGAACTACACGCTGCGGCCCGAGCAGAAGGCCTGGTACGTCAAGAAGGCGGCCGAGCAGCGCGACAAGATGAAGCGGGAGCACCCCAGTACGCCGGAAGAGGCATTCCAGGCGAGCACTGAAGGTGCGTACTACGGCAAGGAAATGGCTGCCGCCGACAGCAGCGGGCGGATCACGGATCTCCCGATCAACCCGCAGGTGCCCATCCACACCTTCTGGGACATCGGGCGTAGCGATGCGACGAGCATCTGGTTCATGCAGGAGAACGGGCCCTGGCTCGACTTCGTCGACTTCTACGAGAACTCCGGCTTCGGCGTTGAGCATTACGCCAAGGTGCTCAAGGAACGCGGTTACCTGTACGGCAAGCACTACTGGCCCCACGACGGCGCCAACGAGGATTGGTCCGCCAACGAGAACCGGGTTCAGGTGGCCGGCAAGCTGGGGATCAAGCCGATTGTTGTCGTGCCCCGGATCAACGACATCACGGAGGGCATCGACATGGTCCGCAACGTGCTGCCGCGCTGCCGATTTGACAGGGTTCGCTGCGGCCCGCCCAAGGCAGGGCAGGGCCGCGGAGGCCTGGAAGCCCTGCGCCGCTACACCAAGGTCTGGAACGAGAAGACCGAAACGTATTCCGACCTCCCATTCCACAACTGGGCCAGCAATCCCGCCGACGCGTTCCGGCAGGTGGCCCAGGGCTATGTCAGCAGCAGCGGCCGCCGTGTCGGTGAGTCGCGCGGCATGGCCAACGACAACTGGAGAACCGCATGAACGTTTCCCCGCGCGAGCGGAACAATCCCACTTCGGTCGAGCTGGTGGACCTGCTGTCGCTGCTGGTGGCTGCGGCAGATGAAGGGCAACTGGTAAGCATTGCTTTCATGTTGCGATCGCCGGAAGGCGACACGATGGTCGACTACCGTGGCGGCCAAGAGCTGAGCGAGCTCACCGCTCGGACCGTCCTGCAGCGCATTGCCCAGGACGTTGCCACCACGCACCCGGCGATCGCCGCGCAGATCCAGGCGGATCTCGGCAGGAAGGCGAACTGACGTGGAAGAGCGTGACGTTGAGCAGCTGGCCATCCACCTGCAGCAGGCCCGGGCATACGCGCGGTATCTGCCAGGCGGCGAGAACCACGGCAGCCTGGTCGAGGACCACGTCCTGACACCGGACCAGGCAACAGCGGCGGTAGTGGAAGAGCTGAACGCAGCGCTTGAGCTGCTGGGAGCCGAAGCATGAGCGCCGAGGTCGAGCTCGCCCCCGATGGCTTCGTTTGGTGTGGCAAGAAGGGGGACCTCACCCTCTACCTGACCCACATCGTGCGCGATGGCGACGACGACGCAGCCCTGTATATCCGGAACGAAAACCGCCGCGTCGAGGGTGTGAACCCCGTGACCGGGATGATCGCTTATGGCAGCCCGGCCTACCTGGTGCCGTTCCGCGACTTCTGGATCTTCCGCCCGGAGGACAGGGATCGGGGCCGGCACCACCACATCGGCGACATGGTCGCCCGCCTGCAGAACGCCTCTGTCGCGCTCTACGGCTTGGACGTGCCGGCCTACCGCCACCGCATCCACGACGCCATCCTCGAATTCTGCGAGGACGTGAAGAACCTGCGGCCGCCGGCGGAGCAGACCCGGGAGCAGTGGCTCGGCGAGATGGCCCGGATGGGGATCCAGATCAAGATCAACGGGCAGAAGGTGAACTGATGCAGACGATCGAGAACTTGCGCAGCGAGCCGGCCTACGACCCCGGCGCTGCAGACGTGGCCACCTCGGCGCCGCCGGACGTGGAAGGCCACCCGCTGGACAGCATGGAGAACCGTCGCCTTCATGCGAAGCTACTGGACTACTGGTACACCGCCCTCGATGCGTTCTACGACAACCGTATCGAGCAGATGCTCGACTACGACTTCTATGACCACATCCAGTGGTCGGAGGAAGACCGCGCTGTCCTGGCTGCCCGGCACCAGGCGCCGCTGACCTACAACAAGATCAAGATGGCCATCGACTGGGTCATCGGCACCGAGCGCCGCACTCGCATCGATGGCGTCGTGCACCCCCGTGCCGAGGACGATGTCGACATTGCAGCGGTGAAGTCGGAGCTGATGAAGTACCTCAGCGACACCAACCGCGTGCCCTGGGCGCGGAGCCAGGCCTTCAAGGACGCTGCGATCGCCGGGTGCGGCTGGACCGAGGAATCGATCCGGACCGATCGTGCGGACGAGCCGGTGATGGTAGGCCACATTCCCTGGCGGCAGATGCGGCGGGATCCGGTCAGCCGATCGCTGGATCTGAGCGACTGTCGCTTCCTGCTGCGAGAGAAGTTCGCCGACCTGGACTATTCCGAGGCGATGTTCCCCGATCGCATCGAGCTCGTGAACCGGGCGGCCCAGGACCACTACGACGGCGACAACGGCGCGTTCGACGAGGAGCTGGACCTGCCACAGGTGTTCCGCCGTTACGACAGCCGCGGCCATACCGTGACCGGCCGTCGCATCACCGGCAGGGCTTCCCTGGACAGCCGGTGTCGCCTGCGGGTCCGTCTGATTGAGTGCTGGTTCAAACGCCCGGTCGCACACAAGCGCCTATGGGGCGGTGAGTTCCGGGGCGATCGCTTCGACCCGAACAATGCCGAGCACCAGGCGGCACTGGCAGCAATGAAAGGCCAGGCCTCGCCGGTCTACTCGCTCTCAGACGCCGTGGTCGAGGAAATGTGGTGCGCGATCTTCACCGAGGGCGGCCTGCTGCAGCTCAAACGCAGCCCGTTCCGACACGGTCGGTTCCCCTACACCCCGTATTGGTGCTATCGCCGCAACCGCGACGGGATGGAATACGGCCTGGTCCGCGGCGTGCGCGACTCCCAGGAAGATCTGAACAAGCGCATGAGCAAGCTGCTCTGGGCGCTGAGCACCAACCAGCTGTTCTATGAGGATGGCGCGATCGATGAGGACCGCATCGAGGAAGTGAAGCGCGAGATCGCCAAGCCCAACGGTGTGATCGCACTGAACAATGGCGGTCTGAAAAAGATCAAGGTGGAGCGCAACCTCGATGTGGCCGAGGCTCAGATCAAACTGTTGGAACTGGATGCGGCGCACATCCATGACGGCTCGGGTGTGAACCGCGAATTGCTGGGCCGGGAGACCAACGCCGCCAGTGGCCGGGCGATCCTGGCCAAGCAGCAGGAAGGCGCCGTGAGCACGGCGGAGTTGTTCGACAACTACCGCCTGGGCATTCAGCTCAGCGGCGAGAAACAGCTGTCCCTCACCGAGCAGTTCATGACCGAGGAACGGCAGTTCCGCATTGTCGGCGAGCGCAAGGGTTTGGACTGGCGGGTGATCAACCAGCTGCGCCTGGACACGCTCAACAACGTCTGGGTGGTGGACAACGACATCAGTCGCAACCAGGCCGACTTCATCGTCGACCAGCAGGACTTCCGCGAATCCATGCGCCAGGCCTTCGCCGAGCAGTTCTTCGACATGCTGGGCAAGCTGCCTCCGGAGATGTCCATCCAGCTGCTGGACCTGGCCTTCGACATGATCGATATGCCGGGCAAGGACGAGGTGGTGCAGCGCATCCGCAAAATCACCGGCCAGTCGGACAACGACCAGGACGTCGACAGCCCCGAGGCGCAGGCGCGTCAGCAGCAGGACGCCCAGGACCGCGAGGTCGCCCTGCGCGAGCGCATGGCCAAGGTCGGACTGGACGAGGCCAAGCGCGAAGAGATCATGGCCAAGGCCAAGGCTTTGCAGATCAAGACCAAGGGCGACGCCCTCAACGTCGCCGAGCTGATCGAGATCCTGCTCCCACTCGCTCCGGCGGCTGACCGCCTCCTGAGCACCCAACAGACCCCCGAGGAAACCTCTCATGCAGCAGCCTGACAACGTCGGCCAGCAGTCGCTGGCCGCGAACGAACTGGAAATGACCGAGGGCGAGCGTGCGGCGTTGGCCAGCGCTGACGATGCCGCCACTGGCGATGCCGCCGTAGCAACCGGCACCCCGGATGCGCCGGCCGCCGCTGCCGCAACCGCCGCGCCGGCGGCCGAAGCCTCAGCTGCCCCAGCAGCCGCTCCAGCGAACGGTGCGGCGCAGCCTGACGCCGCCGCTGCCGCGGCAGTCGCTGCGGAAGGGGCGGTCGCTGCGGCGCCGGCAGCGGCCGAGCCGCCGCCGGCCACGCCCTTCGTGCCGACGTATGCAGCCGACGAGCGCGACTATGGCAAGGAAATCGGCGACATCAACGGCAAGCTGCAGGCCCTGAAGGAGAAGTACAAGGCCGGCGACGTGGAGGATGAGGCCTACGAGCAGCAGTACGAGGATCTGCGCGACGAGCGCAGCCGCGTCGAGCGCGCCCAGGACATCGCCGCCCTGCAGCAGCAGCTCAGCCAGCAGAATGCCGACCAGTCCTGGGCGTACCTGCAGCGCCAGTTCCTGTCCCGCCCGGAGAATGCCGCGATCGCCGCAAGCCCGATCCGCTTCGCCGCGTGGGAGCAGGCGATGCAGTCGGTGGTCAACGATGCCGCAGCTTCTGGTCGCCAGCTCACCGACTGGGACATCCTGGCCGGCGCGCGCGATCTGCTGGTGACCGAGGGCCTGCTGCAGGCTTCCGCTGCCGCGACCGCCCCACCGGTGGCGCAGGCGCCGGCAAAGCCGGACCGCAGCGCACCGCTGGCCGATGTGCCGGCTACGCTGAGCACCGTGCCCGCTGCGGCTGACCCGACTTCCCGATCGACCGCCGATGCTGCTGCTGGCATGGACAACATCGAGGACATCGAGTCGTTCCTGGCCGGGAAGTCGGAAAGCGAGCGCGATCGCATCCTGCGTGATGTGCCGGGCTCCTTCGTGGCGGACAACTGAGCCCCATGCCCAAGCTGCACACCACCCTGGAGCCTGGCGACGTGGTCCTGATCCCATCGGGGTCAGGCGCGTCGATCACGTTCACCGAGAAGAGCGGCAAGCGCTCGCGCGTGATCATCGAATCCAACACCCCGGTGACCATCACCCGAGCCGGTGAGCAGCAACCTACGGGCGGCGCGCTGCAGCGCGTGGCGCGCCGGCCAACGCCCACAACGGGCTGAACATCCTCAAAACCTGCGCAGTAGTGCGGGTCAACGACAGAGGCGCAGAAGTGCCGTGATCTCCCTGGAGAAGCAACATGGCACAGACGATCGTGGGTCTGAACGACCCCAAGGCCCGGAAGCTGTGGTCTGCGGACCTCATGGTTTCGGTATCCAAACAGTCCTACTGGACGCGCAAGATGATGGGCAAGGGGTCGGAGACCTCGATGCCGGTCATGCTGCAGACCGACCTGGAACAGGAAGCGGGCGACACCATCAGCTACGACCTGTCCGTGCAGCTGTCCGGTGGCGTCATCGAAGGCGACCAGAAGGCCGAGGGCAAGGGCGAGAAGCTCGACTTCTTCACCGACAAGGTCTTCATCGACCAGGCCCGTAAGCCGGTCAGCTGCGGTGGTCGCATGAGCCGCAAGCGCACCGTCCACGACCTGCGCAAGGTCGGCCGCAACCGCCTGACCGAATTCTGGGCGCGCTTCTACGACGAGCTCTTCTTCATGTACGGCTCGGGCGCCCGCGGCATCAACGAGGACTACAACGTCCCGCTGAACTACGCCGGTCGCGCAGGCAACCCGTTCGAGACGCCGGACAGCTCGCACATCCTGTTCGGCGACGGCGCCAGCAAGGCCTCGCTGACCTCGGCCGGCAAGATGAGCCGTGTCCTGATCGAGCGCGCCAACACCAAGGCCGCTTCGCAGGGCGGCGGTTCGACCCAGGTGGCGGAGATCCAGCCGATCACCATTGCCGGCGGCGAGCACTTCGTCACCGTCATGCACCCGTTCCAGGCGCATGACCTGAAGACCTCCACGGATCCGGGCAACTGGCTGGACATCCAGAAGGCGGCCGCGGCTGCGGAAGGTGCCAGCAACCCGATCTTCAAGGACAACCTGGGCATGATCGGCAACACGATCCTGCACAAGCACAAGTCCGTGGTGCGCTTCGGGGACTACGGCGCCGGTGGCAACGTTGCAGCGGCTCGCGCGCTCTACCTGGGCCGTCAGGCCCTGGTGCTGGCCTTCGGTTCGCCGGGCAACGGCCTGCGCTTCGACTGGTCCGAGGTTCCGCTTGACCACGGCAACGACATCGAGATCTGCGCCGGCGCCATCTTCGGCATCAAGAAGACGCGCTTCAACGGCAAGGACTTCGGCACGATCGCCCTGGATACCGCCGCGGCCGATCCGAACCCGCAGTAAGCCTCACACCAAGAGCCCCGGCATGCCGGGGCTCTTGCGTTCAGAACTCACATCCTTCGCAGGAGAAATCCATGTCCACGAAACTCGCAATTGGCCGCAACAGCGGCGCATCGTCGCCGGCCGCCGGCCTGCTGGTGGTCAACGACTACAGCTGGCCGGTTGAAGCCGGTGCGGATGGCGATCTGGTGTTGGTCGGTGAGCTGCCGGCCAACCACAAGCTGCACAGCCAGGGCTCGGGCCTGTTCGCCAAGCTGGACGCCGGCGGCAAGCTGGCCGCGCAGAACGTCACGGTCTTCATCCCTGACGCGATCGACGGCGCCTCTGCGGCCGGCAATACCGTCATTGCGCCGACCGCAGTGGTTGCCGATACCGCGGCCTTCATCCCGATGTCCCTGCACCTGATCGCCGAGGGCTTGGGCTCGAAGCCGGTGAACCGCCCGGTGTACGTGAAGCTCAATACCGCCCCCGGAGCTCAGCAGGGCGAGCTGATCCTGCGCCTGGCTGCCTTCCCGGCCTGAGCCCCCAACCGTAGCGGGGCTGCGCCTGCAGCCCCGCCTACCAGGAGCATCCCATGCTGATTGCATGCAAGTTCAAGCGCCCGAAAGCACCCGTTGAACTGGACGGCAACGTGTACTTCTTCGTGCCGATCGATCCCGCCAATGCCGATTCGGAGCACGTCGCCGACGTCGAGAACTCCGACCACATCCAGCGGTTGCTGGGCATCCCGGAGGCCTACTACATCGCCCGGGCCCAGAGCCTGCAGACCGCCACCAAGCCGGTACCGCCGGTCGCCCCCGTTGCAGAGCAGGATTCGCCGCCGCCGCCGGCTGGCAGCAGCACCGGTGCCGGTACCGACGCCGGCGGATCGGACACCACGACCGGCACCGACGCCGGCAGCAACGAACCGCCGGCCGGCGCCAGCGTGGCCGCCACCCTGCCGCCGGAGATCGTTGAGGCCGCGGCCCAACTGAACGGCCTGAGCTGGCAGAAGCTGAAGGCCGAGTTGGCCAAGGGCGGCATCGCCAAGGTTGTGATCAAGGCTGCCCTCGACCTGGAGCTGGCCAAGCCGGAGCCCGACCAGCGCAGCACCACCCTGAAGGTGCTGAGCCAGGCGCTCGAGGAAGCCTGACGTGGAGGCGCGCACCCTCAGCCAGTTGATCGAGGAATGCCGGGAAGAGCTCGACGACGACGTGGCTCCCTACCTGTGGAGTGACGCCGTGCTGACCCGGCACCTCAACGAAGCTGTGGAAGAGGCGTGCATTCGGGCGCGGCTGCTCGTGGAGAGCGGCCGCCCCGATATTTGCCACATCAATCTGGAGCCGGGCCGGGCCGACTACCCGCTTCATCCGACCGTGTACGTGGTCCGGCGCGCGGTGCTGGCCAGCAACCTGTCCGACCCGCTCTGCAGGACCACCAGCGCCGCCCTGGACGGACGGCACCACCACTGGCGTACCGAGGCAGGGCGCCCGGAATACCTGGTGCGCGATCGACAGGCGCGCGAGGTGTCGGTGAGCCCGGTGCCTGCGGAAGTCGATGTCCTGCAGCTCACGCTCTGGCGCGTGCCGGAGGCCGCCGAGGCGATGGAAGACAGCGAGGACGAGCCGGTAATCGATGCCATCCACCACCGGAAGCTGGTGCACTGGGCCTGCTGGCGGGCCCTGAACAAGCGCGATTCGGAGCAGCGCAGCACCGCGGACGCCGACCGACACCTCGCACTGTTCGAGAGCTACTTCGGCGAGCGGCCCACCGCGCGCGCGCTGCAGCAGCTATCGATCGATCCCGCCACCGGCACCCAACCCATGTGGTTCTGACATGCCCGTTCGCGATGACGACCTCCGCCCAGCAGGCCCCTGGCCCCTGGGCATCAACAACGTGGCCGGAGAAGGCGCGCTGCCGACCGATGAGAACGGGATCCCGCGCGCGCTGCGTGAGGCGGACAACGTCGACCTGGACGCAGCCGGTCGGCCGCAACGCCGGCGCGGGCATCAGCGTTTCCGGCCCGGTGCCCTGACCCATTCGCTGTGGAGCCATGACCACCTGCAGTACGGGTTCTTCGTCGATGGCGGTCAGCTTCATGCCCTGCATGAGGACGAACGCGTGGAAGCGCTTGGCATCGACGTCGGCCTGGACCCGCTGAGCTACACGCTGATTGGCGATCGCGTCTTCTACAGCAACAGCAGTTCCTGCGGTGTGCTCGACATCGACCTGCAGGTGCATTCCTGGTCGCCTGAGCACCCAGCGGGCCAGCCGGTACTGGCGCCGTCCGCAGCAAGTGCACTGGCGCCTGGGCAGTACCAGGTCGCGGTGACGTTCATGGATCGGCTCGGCCGTGAGTCGGGTAGCACGCTGGCCGCAGTGATCGACATTGCCGAGGGCGGCGGGTTCGAGCTGAGCGACATTCCGCTGCCGGTGGCGCCGGACACGGCTTCGGTCGCGGTGTACGTCTCCGGGCCGAACGACCAAGTGCTGCGGCAGTACGTCATCCTGCCGGCCGGCACCCGCTCGGCGCCGGTGCTGTCTGCCGGCGAGGGCAGGGCCCTGACCACTCAGTTCCTCCGCCCGCTGCCGCCGGGCCACATCGTGCGTGGTGCGCACGGCCGGCAGTTCGTAGCCAGTGGCCAGGAGGTGCTGTGGTCGGAGCCGCTGCGATACGGCATGTTCCGGCCGTCGGCCAACCGCATGCGCTTCAACGCACCGATCGACCTGATGGAACCCATCGGCGACGGACTGCAGGATGGCGCCGGCCTCTACGTCGCTGCCGGCGCGCGGACCTACTGGTACGCAGGCGCCGACCCGAAGGACTTCAGCCAGGCAGTGGCGCGCGGTAGCGGCGCGGTGCCTGGCTCGGCCATGGTCGTCAATGGCGACGTCGTTGGGCTGCAGTCGGCGGCACCGGTGCTGGTCTGGCTCGCCCGCGACGGCTACTTCTGCATTGGACTGCCGGGCGGCCAGGTGCAGGTGCTGAAGAAGGGCGAGGCAGTCGTCGACGATGCCGATCATGCAGCGGTGCTGCTGCGCCAGCAGGACGGACTGAGCCAGCTCGTGGCCGCGCTGCGGGCACCCAAGGGCCAGGCGCTGGCCGTCACCGACCGGGCAGTCGCCCACGTCATCCACCGAGACCCCTGAGCCATGGCTGTGTTGGCCAAGCCAGACGACGTGAAGCGTCGCCTGGAGATCTGCCGTGCGTGTCCGAACGTCGAACGGCTCGGACGCCGCCTTTTCCTGCGCTGCGGTCTCTGCAGCTGTCCCCTGGCAAGCAAAACCCGATTCCAAGGGGCTTCCTGCCCCGCGGGCAAATGGTAACCACCGAAGGAGCAAACCGATGAAAATCATGAAGGCCCTGCAGAACCTGGGCACGGTGGGCCGCGACGCCGTTCGCGCAATCCGCCAGCACAAGTACGAGGTGTCCGAGGCGGGCATCTACATTCCCGCGGCGCGCGCGACCATCGGCGGCACGTTCCGGCATGCCCACGCCACTGCAGGCGGGGAGTTCGGTCCGTGGCAGGTAGACCCGAATCGACTGGTCAAGGAGGGCCTGAACTACATCCTCAACACTGCACTTGGGGGAACCAGCCAGCAGACAGCCTTCTACCTGGCGCCATTCGCGGGCAACGTGACGCCGGCAGCGGACTGGAAGGGATCCACCTTCAAGGACGTGGCCACCGAGTTCACGGGGTACACCAACGCCAGCCGTCTGCCCTGGACCACCACACCCTCGACGGCTGAGGCGATCGGTAATAGCGCCGCCCTTGCCGCCGCGACGCTGGTCTACTCGGCAGGCGGGCCCTACAACCTCTACGGCATCGGCCTGCTGACGGGCTCGGCCAAGGGCGCTACGGCGAACATCCTGATCGCTGCCACCCGCTTCGCAACGCCGCGCACCAACCAGCTCGCCGGCGACAAGCTGGCGCTGGAATACGTGCTGTCGGCCAAGGACGAGGGCGACGTCACCTGATGAGCGGGCCGCGGTACAGCGGATGGACACCGATCGTGGTCGTTGGCGATCGGGAGGTTGCGGCCCAGCACGTCCCGGAAGCAAGGAAGCTGCTGGGCTTCGTGCTCGAAGAGGCCAAACGGAATGGCCTCGGGATCGCGAACCTGCGCCGGGAGCTGCAGGACGGCACGGTGCTGCTGGCCGAGAAGATCGGCGAGCTGCCACGCGTCACCATCATTGCCCCGGGGCCACCGCCGGTGGAGGAACCGCCAGAGCCCCGCGGCGGCTTCATCATCTGGCCACGATGGGACGTGCCCACCGGCGATCCCGCGCAGCGCGGGTCGCAGGTGGATCCGACAGGCAATGACCCCACCGGGTGGCTGGAGTTCGCCGGCAGTCGTGTGGTCACCCGCTACTGGCGCCGGTGGGACGTGGTCGACCAGATCCAGGGTGCACGCTACGAGAGCTACAACCGGCCGGATCTGTATCCCGATGGGTTGTACTTCTTCGGGAACATCGATTGGAAGGACGGCGAGGACCTGGCGCTGTCGTTCTACGGATTCTGCTCGAGGTACGTGCACGACGTTGCCTTGCTCGACATCGGCGCGCGCTGGGTGCTGCAGCAGGGCCAGGCCCTGTTCGACCGGATCTCCTACCGCGACGAGCTGCAGCAGGATCCCCCGGAATACCTGTCGTGGCGGATCAACTCCGCCTGCGTGCGCAAGACGTCGGCCGGAGCCCAGGAGCTGGTGGTGGCGTTCACCAACTACACCCAAGGCCAGCCCACCACCGCGCAGTCGGCGTTTGTGGCCTTCAGGTTGCATAGGAACGAGGGGACGCCGCAGAAGGGTGACTGGGTTATCGAGCCCGGCAGCCATCGACTGCTGGGAATGACACCTGGCCAGATCAACCCCGAAGGCAGCACGTCGGGAAACACCTTCACCGATTCAGCCATGCCCTGGTTCTTCAATGGCGATGGCACCCGAGCGATTCGGACAGTCAACAGCGAGCAGACGGCCGCTGTCGCGTTGGTCAACACCATGACCCAAGAGGTGGAGATCTCCGACAGCAGCATCACCCACACCGCGGTCCAGGCTGCCTATCTGCAGGGCAACTACGCGGGGAGCGGCGGCAACTTCGCCTTGGTCGCACCCACGCGTGGCCTGGTCGTGTCCGACTTCGCCGGCATGGAGCGGAAAGACGCCTACCTGGCGCTGCGGCGGAGCGAGGGGCGGTTCGCTGTGGAGGCCAACAACTACCAGGGAATGGTGCGCGTCTCAGTGGTGCTGGAGTTCGATGGCGGCGAGATCTCTCTGATCGATCGGGACTTCGCGGTGGGCAATGACCGCCAGGACTATCACCTGCTGGCGTACATGGACGTGCGCCACAACCTGTTTTCCGGGTGGCGGATCCAGGGCTTCAACGGCGCTCACACGATCCAGCCGTTTGCCTACATGGCCGGCCGGATGGTGTATGGCCAGTCCGAGCCTGTGGCATGGGATCCGAGTTCCGGCACCGGCGCGCCTTTCCCGGGTCTGGATACCCGTGCCCCGGGCGCCGTCACCGATGGCCTGGTGTTTGGCAGCTACTGGGTCGGCGCCAGCGGATCCGGATGGGGCCCACGCACACCGAACCAGACGGGTGTGATCTGGAACAAACACCCCCGCGAGGGCCTGATCGCGTTCAGCGGTTCATCGCTTCTGGTGCCGCTGATGATGGATCGACAGGGCGTGAGGGACTTCCTCGGCTTCGATTGGGCCGGGGGCTGGAACTACAACAAGGGGCGCTACTGCGTCTCGATACCTGGTGCCTACACCGGCGCACTGAACTACCTGACGGGTCATGACCTGGGGGCGTTGCTTGGCGTTACCGCCGAGGACAGGCGCTTCTACCCGCTGACCGTCCTACCCAAGCCCATTTAGGAGCCTTCATGGCCGTGAATACTTCCACGGGGTTCGAGGCGTCGATCCTTGGCCCGTCGGCATTCGAGGGGATCTTCCGCGCCGGTTGCATCGAGATCCGCACCGGACCCCAGCCGGACACCGCAGATATGCCCGCCACCGGTGCCTTGCTGGCGCGAATCACCGTTGACGGCGGCATCTGGCAGCCAGGCATTTCGGCCTATGGCCTGGGCTTCGTGCGCAACGGCCGCTACGTCTACAAGGACGCTGCCCAACGCTGGGTACTTCGCGGGCTCGCCGCGGGTACCGCGGGCTGGTTCCGCCTGGTCGGTAATGCGCCAGACGCCGGCGCAGTCTCCTTCGAATCTCCCCGCATCGATGGCGCGATCGGTCTGGACGACGACAGCCCGGGCGACTTCCAGATGCGCCTGCCCACCCTGGCCATGGCCACCGACACCAGCATCGAGATCGGTGAATGGTGGTTTGCGATCCCCCCACTCTGACGAAGGAACAGCACCATGATGATCTCCATCCCGCTCGCACAGGCCCTGCTTGGGCAGGTCAAGAATGCCCTCGACGGCGGCTTCCTCTACGTGTTCGCTGGGCCGGTACCGGCATCGGCCGACGATGCCCTGGATATGGTCGGCAGTCACACGCAGCTGGCGAAACTCTCGGTCAGCGGCGGCGGCCTGACCTTCTCCGCTCCTGTCGGCAATGTCCTGCCCAAAGCACCGAGCGAAGAGTGGGAAGGCCTGATCCAGTTTGAGGGTGCCAATGCCAGCGCGACGAGCCTTTCCCCATCGTTCTATCGCTTCTGCGCTGCAGCCGACGATGGCCGTGGTTCCACCACCGGCGTCCGCCTGCAGGGCACTGCGGGCGGGCCTGCCTCCAATGCGGCCGTGCTGTTCAGCAGCGACGTGATGACGGCCAACGGCAGCAACAGCACCGGCGTGAGCATCTTCAACGTGGTTGCCGACCAGGCCAGCTGACATGTTGTCCAAGCCGCCAGTCTCCAGGTACGTCCCGGCTCAGCCAGCGAAACCTGCGGTGCCGTATCGGGCTTCCTATACCGTCTGCGGCGCCTCGCCGGCCCAGGGCTACTGGCGGCAGGAGTGCAGCGAAGGCCGGATGCCGGCGCCACGCAATGGCGCGGTGCAGCTACCGAAGGGCGCAATGATCCTCGGCTACGAAGAGCAGAACGGGGTCACCTACGTGCGGTACCTGCTCTGCAGGAGCGTGTTCGTTCAGACCTCGCCGCCTGGCCCCGTCACCTGCACGACGTATCCGGAGCAGAAGGCGGAGCCTGCCGTGCCGGCCGTTCCGCCGCGCAGGGAATACCTCTCGGTCTTCGCATGGGACGCCGGTGCGGATAGCGCGGACGAGCTCGACGGTGATGTCGCGATGCGGCTGACGATGAGTCGCGCCGTTGGTGTGGTGGTCGGGCTCGCCATCTTGGACGAGGCGGAGCTGTCTGACCCGGCCCGGGTCCGACATGGGCTGTACTTCCATCAAAGCGAGGGTGGCCGCCTGCAGGCCTGCGTGCTGGAACGCGGCCGTCGCGTGTCGCCGATCCGGTTCTATGACCCCCAGGACCTCTGGGAGGTAAGGCGCATCGGCGGCACCGTCCACTACCTGCACAGCGGACAGCGCTTCTACACGTCGCAGCAAGCCAGCCACGGGGTCGTGGTCGTGGGTTGTGCGATCTACGCGACCGGAGACTTCATCGAATGACCATCGAGTTCCTGCCGCTGCAGCATGCGGAGATCGAGGGGCGTGGCCAGGTCACGTTGTCACTGAGGGCCGTGGGGGTTGGCTCAGGGCTGGGCGCCGCCGGCAGTGCCGTGCTGCGCCTGGGCTCGTCTGGACAGGGGCAGATCTACTTCGGCGGCGGGGTAGACCCGGTGGTACCCGCCAACGGTGCCGCCGCATTGAACCTGGTCACATCCGGGCAGGGCTACGGCCGAGACATCGGCGGCGGTGCCGCGGCGATCAACGTGCGCGCTGCAGGCTTCCAGACTGCCCCCGGCCGTGGAGCGGGCGGCGCGCGCCTGGCGCTGTATGGCAGCGGTCGACAGGTCACCACGCCGCTTGCCTATGCAGGCCTGTCTGCCCAACCGCGCATGATCTCTGCGTTCGGCGGGCGCTGGTTTGCGTCGCCGCGTTCATCGCTGGCTATCGGCGAGACCCGAAGCAGCCTGCCAACGCACGTGCTGAACGAAGTGCTCTCCATCGACGAGACCCGGCGCAGCGCGTTGCTGGCCAGCTGCAGGACGGCGGACACGTTGAGCCTGGAAGACGCGGCAGCGGTGGTGTTCATGCTGCTGGTCGAAGAAGGGATTGCCTTCAGCCCGGATATTCGCGCTGACTCGATCAGGCTGGAGCGCGTCATCGACCGCCTGCTGATGCTGGGGGTGGCCACATCTTACGCCGATGCGTTGAACGCCCTGGTCGGCGGCCTGTGGTTCGGCGCCCTGACCGAGGCGCTGCGCACGGAGACGGTCACCGATGGACTGCTGGGCTCGGACCTTGTGGCCAGCCTGCAGCGCGCGGCAGAGCGCGTGGTGGACGGCATGCTGGCTGATGCGGCGGCATTCGAAGCCGGAACCGGCGTTGTGATGGTGGATGAGCAGCTGCTCGTCGGCGCCGCCGGCGGCGCGACGGCCGAGCTGGCCCAGCTGCTGAAGGACGGGCTGGGATTCGTGACCCGCCTGGCGCTGGACACCGGCGAGTACGTGGCATGGGTCATGAACACCGAGAGCCGCGCGCTGAGCCGCTACACCCAGTACCCGTTCAACAGCTTCGCCAAGATCGGCGGTCGCTACTACGCCGCGGCTGCGGACGGCCTGCACCGGCTTGATGGCGATGACGACGACGGCACACCAATCGCCGCGCGGCTGCGGCTGGGCCTTTCCGCACTGGGCACGCGCCGCCTGAAGCGGCTGCCCGAGGCGTTTGTCGGCTACACCGCCACCGGCGCGCTGCTGCTGCATGTGATCACGGTCAACGAGCAGAGCGGCCAGAAGGAAGCGGCCATCTACCGGATCCTGGAGCGGCCGGCGTCGAGTGAGCGGGAAACCCGCTGGAAGCTGGGGAAGGGGATCAAGGCCGTCGACTTCGACTTCGTGATCGAGAACGTGGACGGCGCCGACTTCGAGCTCGCAGCCATCGACTTCAGGCCGATCTATCTTGATCGCCGGACCAGGGGATGACCATGGCAGGACCTTGCTTCTGGCGCGAGCCATTCAACCTTGTTCAGGACTGCGGCGAAGATCCGCAGCCCAGCGACTGGATGCTCACCTTCAACAACGGAATGGTCGAAGCCGAAGAGGCATCCGAGCTCCCCGGATTCGCCGTAGGCACCGACTTCCTGCTGAAGATCGAGGGCGACGTGGACGGGCGCACCCTCGAAATGCGCTATCGCATCGACAGCGACCGCTATGCGCCCTACTACATGGGTGAACAGACCAGCTACAACGGCCCCGATGGGGCTGCCGCCGTGGCGACACAAGGTGCAAATCGTTGGGACGTATCGGTCTACGTCCTGTGGAGCTGACCGGAGAAGCATGAATGGCAACTACCTGGTGTCCTGACCTGTCGGCTGATGCCGCGATCACGTTGGTTGGAAGCGCGCATGACAAGTTCATGGAGCTCGGCTCGACCACGTACAACATGGCCGTGTCCAACCTGCAGGGCCTCAACAGCGTCCGGCTGGATCCGATCGACTTCAACGTCGACTTCCGCTTTGCCGATCCGCAGGCCACGTTCCAGCGGCCGCGCCGCCCCGACCTGGATGAAGGGGCGCTGGAATTCCGCGCTCCTGATGTACCGCTGCCCAGCGCGCCCGGCTTCGTGGCGGCTCCGATCTCGATCAGCGAAGCGCCCGAGCTCGACGCTCAACCACCGACGCTCGCTTTCGGAGCGAAGCCGACCACGCCGAACGTGGTCGAGCCGACGCTTCCTGTGGATCCGGCGCCGATTGTGCTGCCGGCGGAGCCGACCTACGTCTTGCCGCAGGTGCCGACGTTCGAGGCACTGAACCTGCCCGACGTGCCGAACATTGTCTTGCCGGAGTTCGAGGCGGAGAAACCGATCTTCATCGAGCCGCCGTTCAACGAAACCTGGCAGTTCGAGGCCACCCCATATGTCAGCACGCTGGTGGACACGCTCACCGCCACGCTGAAGCCGATGATCGTCGGTAGCCAGGCCCTGCCAAGGATCATCGAGGACGCGATCTTCCAGCGCGCCCGCAGCCGCATCGAGCTGGACACCCAGCGGAACGTGGACCAGGCGGTTTCGGAGTTCGCCGCCCGTGGCTTTGCCGAGCCGCAGGGCATGCTGGCCGGGAGGATCCTGGAGGTCCGGCAAACCGGGCAGGGTGCCGTGGCCGAGGCCTCTCGTGATGCGGCTATCAAGCAGTTCGAAGAATCGCTGGCCAACCAGCGCATGGCCATTGCTCAGGGCGCAGCGCTGGAAGGGACGCTGGCGCAGCTGCACACCGACGAGCAGAAGCTGATGCTGCAGGCGGCGACGTTCCAGCGCGAAACCGTGATCGCCGTGCTGAACGCCAGGATCTCGGTCTTCAACGCTCGCCTGCAGGCCTACCAGACCGATGCCCAGGTGCTGCGCGATCGCATCCAGGCGGAGCTGGCCAAGGTCGAGGTGTTCCGGGCCCAGATCGAGGGCGAGCGGGCGCGCGGTGAGATCAATGAGCAGCGGGTGCGCCTCTACGAGTCGCAGCTGCGCGGTGTAACCACTCTGGCCGACTTCTACCGCACCCGCGTCGAGGCGGTGAAGGTGCAGGCGGACATCAACCGTTTCGGCATCGACAAGTACCGCGCGCAGGTCGACGCCTATGAGGCGCGCTGGCGTGCCCACGTCGCCGAGTGGCAGGGCTACACGGCCAGTGTGGAGGGCGAGGGCAAACGGGCGGATCTGTATCGCACGCTGGTCGATGCCAATGCAAAGCGTGTCGATGCCTGGGCGGCCAGCAACAACATGCAATTCGAGGCCGAGCGCCTGCGCATGGCTCAGCACGGGGTTGACCTGGACGTGTGGCGCGCCGGCATCACTCGTTGGGACGCGACGCTGAGCGGCGAGCGCGCTCGACTGGCTGCTGTCGGCCAGGCGTTCGACGCGAAGGCGCGGATCTACAGCGCCGACGCCGGTGTGGAGCAGGCGGCCTCGGCCGCGGCCGATCGCAGTTTCGAGCTCGGACTGGCGCGGGAACGCGCAGACGTCGACGTACAGCTGCAGCAGGCTCAGATGCGCATCCAGCAAATGCTCGGCCTGCTGGCGCAGTCGGCGGAGATCCAGCGGGCAAAGGCGCAGATCTCCAGCCAGCTCGCCGCCAGCACGATGAGCGCCGTCAACTACGGGGCCAGCGTTTCCAGCGGCCGCAGCAAATCCAACTCCTGCTCGCAGAACTACAGCTTCCAGGGCGAGATCGCGGACGCCTGATCCGCCTCAACTTCATAAGGGGAATCGCATGGCCATCAACGATCGAGACGAACTGAACCCTGCCGGCGCTGCGCCTGGGCAGCCCCGCATTGCCGCCCGGCCGAGCCCCGGCACGGCCTTCGGCTCGGCGCTGCGCAGCGGTGTCGCAGGAACCGCCACGATGGCGCGGCAGGCCGCCGGCGCAGGTCTGCGCGCGGCCGGTACCGTCGCCGACGCAGTGACGGCACCAGGACGCGAAGCGGCTGGCTTCGTGCGTGATGCAGGCCGCGCAGCGGTCGGCGCGGCGCCGTCGCCACAACAGGGCCAGCCGTTGAGGGCGCCCAGCCAGCTCAATCCGATTGGTGGCGCCGCCAGCGCGCTCAGCCGCATCGCACCGGTGAGGCTCGGCGGTGCCGCGAAGCCGAAACCGACGTTCGGCGCTGTGAGCTCCAGCGTTGACTCGACTGCAGGCCTCGCAGGTTCGCGCCTGGCCGGGCGGCCGTCGATCGGGGCAGACTTCACCGGGGTCAGTTCCAGCGTGAGCTCCACGGCGCCACTGGCGGGCGCTGCAGGCGCTGCAACGCCCCGGGCGGCCCCCGCCCCCGCAGCAGCTGCGCCGAGCACCTACACGACGCAGGATGGCCGCACTGCCACGTTGCCAGCGGGCATTACTCGCACCGTGGATGCCAACGGCAATTCGGTGTTCACCGGTTCCGCCGCAACCATCGCAGCCAGCGGCGGTGCTGCGGCCGCGCCGGTCGGTGGCACGCTGGCACCCATGGTGTCCCCCCTTGCCGCTGCACCTGCAGCGCCGACCGTAGTGGCTCCGCGGCCAACGCCGCAGATCGTGCAGCGTGGTCGCCAGGGCGGGATCATTGAGAACCCCGCCGACACCACGGTGGACAAGCTCACCCGAGCAATGGGCAGCGCCAGCCTGAAAGGCAGCCCGAGCGGCCGCGCCGCAGTAGCGCAGGCAATCCTGGGCGAGGCCGGCGCGCGCCAGGCCGAGCGCGCATCTGCGCTCCGCACCCAAGATGAGGCCGATCTTGCCGCTGGCCAGGTCAACGCGGTTGCGGCACAGGGCGACGCCAACCGCGCGCTGCAGGCCGGTCAGTTCAACGCACAGATGCAGGACAACACCGCCAACCGGCAGGCATCGCTGGAAACCGCCCGCATTGCTCGCCGGCCGGAGATCTCGGTGGCGGCCGACGGCAGCATGGGTGTTGTAGGTGGCGACGGTAGTTGGCGGGCGGTAACAGGCGCCGACGGGAAGAACGTGCGCGCCGCCCAGGCGCCGCGTCAGACCGGGGAGCTCACCGATGCCGACCGCCTGAAGTCCTACACCGATCGATTCAATGCGATCTCGACCAGCGCAATGCTCGATGCAGACGCGAAGACGGCGGCATTGGCTGAGCTCGATGCGGATCCACTCTATGCAGGCCTGCGCCCCAACGCTGGAAAGCCCACGTTTGAGCGGTTTCTGACTGCAATCCGATCGAGCGGCTCGAAGATGACTGACGCGCAGTTGCGCGAGTACTACGACAAGAACTACGGAGGCAACTGAGCCATGGCGAACCCACTCGACGTCAATGATCCGTTTAAGCCGGCGAAGCGCCCTCAGCCGGCTGGCGCGATGCAGGACGGATCTGCGTCCGGAGCGAAGCCATTGGCTTTGGATGTCGCTGACCCTTTCGCGCCGCGGGAGCCAGTCCAAAAGGTTGCCAAGCGGCCGGAGCGCTCCTGGGGTGAGGCGATCAAGGACACCGGGCTCGGCATTGCTTCCGGCGCCGCCAACATCCTCGGTGGCGCTGTGGAGCAGCGGAACTCCATGGAGCCGACCAACATCGTGCGGCAGGGCCTGCGCGCGCTGGACAGGTTGGGGGTCAAGGGCGCATCCGAGACCGCCGCGCTGGTGCCAGGTACTCCATCCGAAATCTTCGGCGGGCGCCGGGCTGGCTCGGATAGCGCGGGCTTGTCGAAGGCAACGCAGCTGGCCACCGACTACCTCGGCGAAAGCCAGTCTGATGCGCTCAAACAGGAAAAGCAGGACCTGCAGGACACCAAGGGCTTCTTCGCCAGTGCCGGCAAGGTGCTGTCCTCGCCGCGACTGATCGGCAATTTCCTGGCCGAGCAGGTGCCAAACGTCGCCGCGATGGGCGCCGGCACGCGCCTCGCGGCTGCACGGGCGGGCGAACGAGCCTTGGCGGGTGCGTTGGCCAAGGGTCTCGGTACCGAGGCCGCTGAAACGGCAGCCACCGCTGCTGGTCATCGCGCGGCGACTGCCGCTGCCACCGGCATGACGACGATCATGGAGACCGGATCGGCGGGCCAGCAGACCTATCAGCAGGCTATGGCGCAGCCGCAGTCGGTCTGGGATGCCAACCCGGAGTACAAGCGCATGGTCGCCGCCGGCGGTGACCCGCAGACCGTCAAGGAAACCATTGCGCGCGGCGCATCGATGGAAGCGCAGGCAATCACCGCACCGATCGCGGCGATCGCCGGCCGCATTGCGGCGCCGTTCGAAGCCGACGTCTTCACCCGGGGCCTGGCGCGCAAGCCGAAGGCGATGCTCGCAGGTGCTGCGCGCGAGACTGTGGAAGAAGGCATCCAGGAGGGCGGCTCGCAGCTGGCCGGCAACCTTGGCCAGCGCCAGGTCGATCCGACCCAGGCAGCGTGGGAAGGTGTCCCTGAAGCGGCCGGTACCGGTGCGGCGATCGGCGGCCTGCTCGGTGGCGGCATGGCCGCCGGCGGCGCGATCGCCAGCCGCGGCGACAACCAGGCAGCAGTTGCAGCAGATGCGGAGCGGGAACGCCTGGCACGCCGGCCGACGCCGACACCACCTCCGCTGCCACCGCCGCCGATCCCCCAGATGCTGGCGCTTCCGCCGCCGGAAGTGATGACTGCTGCACCGGACGGCACTGTCACGCCTGGCAGGGTCCGCCCGGAGGTTATGGCCGAACCTGAGATGCGCTTTCCGCAGGGCCGCGGCATGTCCGCTCCCTTCGACGGGACTCGCGTCGCTGTGCGGCCGCAGCCGACGGTACCGTTCCCTGACGCAGCCCCCGACTCGATCGCCGGCATCGCCAACCTGGTGTCCCAGGCGCGGCGGCCCACTGAACCTGCGGATACCGCAACAGCTCCGGCAGCGCAGGCAGAACCCGTCGCCCCGCAAGCCCAGGAAGGCCAGGCGGCCCTGGCAACACCGGAAGTTCCGGCAGAGGCGGCGCCTCCGGCGCCTGCGGTCGCGCCGCCGTGGGTCGATGCCCAGACCGGTGAAGCGCTCCGAGAGCCGACCACGACGGACATCAAGCAGCTGCTGCACAGCGGCCTGCAGTACCAGGTCGAGACGCATGGCGGAATCAATACGCCGACCCTGCTGCGATCCATGCGTGACCAGTACGGCCTGCCCAGCGCCCGTGTGCGCCCGCTGCTGGACGAGGTAAAGGGCGAGCGTCGGCGCGGCCTCACTGAGCCGCCAGCCGATGCCGGCAACCTGGCAGCGAGTGAGGCCGCCGGCGCAGCATCGCCGGCGCAGCAGTCGCTGAGGGAGGCCGCACCGTCTGCAGATCTGCAGCTGAATGGTGCCGCGCCGACCAATCGATCCGCCCCGGAGCCACTGGCCAGCGAATTGCAGCGCGCGCCCGGTGATGCGGCGGCGCAGTTGGACACCGGTTCGTCTCGCGCACCGGTCGCCGAGCCGCGTGCAGCCGGCGCGACGGAGACAACCGGTGTGGCCGGGACCGCTCCGGAGCAGTCCGTGGATGAGGCGAGCGCTGGCCAGGCCAACGTGCCCGCGCAGGCCGAAGTTCCGAAGGTGGCCACCGCTGCTGCCGAGGCTGCGACGAACCCGCAGAACGATCTGCCTGCGCCCACGGATGCACAGAAGGAAGCCGGCAACTACAAGAAGGGTCACGTCCGCATCAACGGCCACGACATCAGCATCGAGAACCCTGCCGGCAGCCAGCGGGATCCACGCTGGCCTGCGCTGAAGAACCACTACGGCTACTTCAAGGGCACCGTCGGCAAGGACAAGGACCACGTCGACGTCTTCATGACCGACCGCGCTGAGGATCCGGCGCTGCCGGTGTACGTGGTCGACCAGGTCAACAAGGACGGCTCCTTCGATGAGCACAAGGTCATCATGGGAACCGCGTCGGAGCAGGAGGCCCGGGATACCTACCTGGCCAACTACTCGAAGGGCTGGACCGGCCTGGGCGGCATCAAGGAAATGTCGCAGGAGCAGTTCAAGGCGTGGGTGCGCGACCCGAAGAAGACCACCCGCCGTGTCACCAGGACCAAGCCGGCGGAGGCAGCGCCAGCGCCGCAGCCAGCTACGAGCGTCGGTGAAACGGGGCAGATCGTCAGCACCGCGGCCGAAACCGTCGGTGCGACGGCAGAAAGCGGCAGCGCGTTGGCCAAGAACGGGACGGAACCTGCAGCAGCTGCAGCACCGGCCGCGGGTGAGCCTGGCCCGGCCTATACGCCCAAGGTGCGACGCATCGGTGGTTCGCCGCAGTACGACCGCGGCGACATTGGCACTCTCGGCGCCTACTTCACGCCGGGGCGCATCGTGAATGCCTACGGCAACACCCGGGATCGAGTGATTGAGTTTCGGCCGCCGGGGAAGGATCCGCGCTGGCAGGTGAAGGTTCAGCAGGTCGATTCCGCCGGCAACCCGCTACCTGACGAGGATCCGCGCTGGCACAGCACCATCCCGTCGCCGAACGACCTGGAGCAGGTGCTCGGCAAGCCGGTCGCGAAGGCGCGCAAGGCTGCCGCTCCTGCACAAAACAGCACCGCGGCGACCGACGCTGCGCCCGCGCTGCCGCAGAAGCAGGCCGCTGGTCCGGCGTTGATCGAAGACCTGGGTGAGAAGCTGGGCGGCGCGCGCAAGGATCTGGCCAAGCCCACCGGTACGCGACCGCAGCGCCGCGCTGACGCCGACGCTGGCGCCGAGGCGGGCCCGGCTTGGTCGAAGAAGTACGTGGCGATGGAAGACGCCCGCAGCCCGGGCAGCTGGCGCCTGTTCAAGGCGAAAAAGGGCCGCCTGGGCAACCCGTTGGCCAGCCGGCAGACCTTCGTCAGCCAGGCTGAGGCCGAAGCGGCAATCCCGATGGTCGAGCTGGCCCGCAATCATCGCGCCGTGGAGCGCGAGCCCGGCAACTGGGCGATCGCGCGCGACGTCACCGACCGCAAGCGCGTCTATCTCAAGGACGGGTTCGACACCCGCGCGGCGGCGCTGCAGTACATGGCCGAGAACGCGCCAGCACTGATCGACACCAAGACCACCGTGGGGGAGGACGCACTGCCGCGGCCGGACAAGGTCATGCGCATTGGTGAGGCGCGGCGGGAAGGTGATGTCCAGGGCCAGCAGTTCATGGGCACCTTCGGCTTCCGAGGTGTCGAGTTCGGCAAATGGAACAACCAGGACGAGCGCCAGGAGGTGATGAATCACGCCTTCGACGCGCTGGTCGACCTGTCCGAGCTGCTGAACCTGCCCCCGCGCGCGATGAGCCTGGACGGCCAGATCGGCCTGGCGTTCGGTGCACGTGGCCACGGCCTTAGCGGCGCCCGCGCGCACTACGAGCGGGACTATGCGGTAATCAACCTGACCAAGCTCAAGGGTGCCGGGTCGCTGGCTCACGAGTGGATGCACGCCCTGGACCACTACCTCGGCCGGCAGGACGGCCGGGGGTCGGAACAGATCACCAACAGTCGCGGCGACAAGGTCATGAAGGCGTCGGGTGTTGACGACTACCTGAGCAATGCCAGCCGATTCCGGGGGAACGTGCGTCCGGAGCTGCGTGCGGCGTTCCAGGAGCTGATGGACACCATGCGAACCCGTGCCGAGCAGTATGTCGAAGACACTGCGCGCGCTGAATCCTTCCTGGGCAAAGCCCGTGACCAGGTGCAGAAGCAACTGGGCGATCTGCGTGCCCACATTGCGAAGGAGCGGGCCTGGGGATCGCGGAAGCGGCCGGCAACACAGCAGGAGTTGGCCACGTTCGACGCCGCGGCGGATCGGCTGCTCAACGGCGAGACGTTCAGCACCGATGCGAAGCCGACCAAGGGTGGCGGGGTACGGTTCACCAACGAAGAACTGGACGCACTCGACGGCGTCTTGAAGGCGGTTACCAACCGTACCGGCTTCAACTCCGAGCGCACCGGCTCGCTGGATCGATTGCGCGATGCGATGGGCATGTATCAGCGCCGGGTGGAGCTGTGGCAGTCGGCAGACGCCGGCGAGGCGAAGACCAAGAACGTGCCGACCTCGTTCATGACCGAGGCCCGAAAGCTGGACGATGGCCGCGTGGGCAACTACTGGACCGCGCCGCACGAGCTCCTGGCACGTGCCTTCAGTTCCTACGTCGAAGACCGCCTGCAGGATGCCGGCCGGGCCAGCGCGTTCATGTCCTTCGGTTCGGACCCGCGCTTCTCGGTGCCGGTCGGTACCGAGCTCGCTCGGCCGTTCCCCGGCGGTGCCGAGCGCCAGGCCATGAATGCCGCGTTCGACCGCTTCTTCGCCGAGGTCAAGCACGAAGAGACCCCGACCGGTGGTGTCCGGCTCTTCTCCCGCCGTGGCTGGGAGGCCGACTTCCCCGATGTCGTGACGGCTCACCGTCCCGGTCGCCTGAGCGCGCACGCGGATTACGCTGCAGCCAAAGCTGGCGACGACACCGCGGCTCTGCGCGTGGCGCGCGACGTCATCACCCCGGCGTTTGTCGAGGACGTGCGTGCTGCGCTGCCGGAGGGCAGCAAGCCCCTGGTGGTGGCCGTGCAGTCCCAGGAAGCCACAGGTAACAACCGCATTCCGCGCATGGCCGCCGAGATGCTGGCCCAGCGCCTGGGACTGCAGGTGTCCGAAGACATCGTCCAGGCCGCCAAGGTCAATCGTAGTGCCGGCGATGCCCTGCACCGGCTGGCCAACCAGCCCCCGTTCGCTGGCAAGGTGGAGAAGGGCCGCGACTACGTCCTGATCGACGACACGCTGACCCAGGGAGGCACCCTGGCCCAGCTGAAGACCCACATCGAGGACAACGGCGGCAAGGTAGTGCTGGCGACGGCTTTGACCGGCAAGGACTATTCGCGGAAAATCGCCCTCAACTCCCAGAGCCTGGCCGACGTCCGTGAACGTTTCGGATCAATCGAACCCTGGTGGCGCGACCAGTTCGGCTACGGCTTCGAAGGCCTCACCGAATCCGAAGCGCGCACCATCCTCACCCTCGACAAGGGACGTCTCGATGCTGACGCCCTCCGAGATCGAGTCGCTGCAGGCCGAGTACCGGGCCTCCGGCCAGTGGGCGAAGGAGCAGCTGGCCAAGGATCCGGAGCTGAAGCACCTGGGCCCAGCGGGCGGGTAAACCGATCCGCTGCGCCTGCCGCCAGCGGCGGCCTGGACTTCGACCGCGCGCTGCAGCTCAAAACCGACCTGACCCAGCATTGGGGCGAAAACGCGCCCAGCGTGGTCGTGGTGCGCTCGGCCGAGGACTTCCCGGCCAGCGCCAAGGTAGATCCGGGCTATCGCCGCGCCGAGGGTGTGTACGACGGGCGGCCTACGGTGTGGATCAACGCCGGCAACATCGCCACCGAGCAGCGCTTCGCGCAGGTGCTGGCGCACGAGGCAATCGGGCACTACGGCGTTGAGTCCGTGGTGGGTGCCAAGGACTGGACCCAGATCGTAGACGCGATCGACAAGCTGGCAGCGGACGGATCCGGCACCGCTGCTCTGAAGTCGGTGCTGGCCGATGTGACCAGGCGCTACGGCACTGTCGATCGCGAGACCTTCGCCAAGGAAGCGATCGCCGTCATGGCAGAGCGGGGGATCCGCAACAGCTTCACCAGCCGCGTCGCCGCCGCGGTCCGCCGCTTCCTGCGCCGCGTCATGCCGTCGCTGAAGTGGTCCGAGACCGAGGTTCGGGACCTGTTGAGCCAAGCCGATGGATTCCTGCGCGCCGGCATGTCGGCGCAGGCGCAGCGGGAAATGGTGCGGTCCTACTCGTTCGCACAGCCGCAGATCGACGGCCGCGGCGAGGCCTTCCTCGAGCAGAACGGTGGTCGATTTCTCCGCCGCGATGATCAGTGGTACCTCGCCGACGAGCGCGGCCGACCGGCTGACTTCCTGACCCTCGGCGCCGCGCGCGCTGAGGCCGAGCGCACCGGTGGTCAGGTGCTGGCCGATCCGGTTGAGAGTGGGCCGCGCACCTGGAGCGTGGTGCTGCCCAACGGTGCCGAGGTGACGCGGGCGGCCCGCGGCCGTCTCTTCAGCATGCCGCCGGCAGACGCGCTCGCGGACATTGATGCTATCCAGCAGGGCATCCAGGGCGACGACGTACTGGCGCGTGCCCGGCAGAAGCTGAAAGACCTCAGCCTGAGCAAGGTGAAAGACACGTTGCGGCCCACCTGGCTCGGTGCACTGGCCACCCGGCACCTGACCGAGCTGGGGCGTGACTACTTCCCGACCATCGATCGCTATTCGGACTACCTGGCCGAGATGCAGGCCGACCGGAACAAGCTGCAGGCGGAGGCCGACACGATCGCCGAGGCGGCGCGCCAGTGGGCCAGCAAGAACAAGGCGGAAAGCCGGCGTCTGTTCGACCTCATGCACCAGGCCACCATGGACGGTGTAGATCCGTCGCGCGAGTATCAGCCCCTGCAGTTCCGGATGCCCGGCGAGAAGGGCCTGCAGGTGGTCAACCGTAAGAACGTGTTGCACGCCATCAAGGTGAAACAGCAGCAGATGCGGGAGCGCAGCGGCGACACCAAGGCGAACATCATGAACGAGGTCAAGGCGCTGAAGGCCATGCTGAAGGCAGAGCCACGGCGGCAACGGCAGTACGCTCCGTTGGTTGAGCAGTGGTCACAGCTGTCACCCGAAGCGCGGAGGTTCTACAGCCAGTTCCGTGATGCCTATCGAGCCAGGTCCGACGCGGTGGAGGAGGCCTTGGTCCAACGCATTGAGGACCTTAAGGGCGGCGACATGGTGGGAGGAACGGCCCTAAGCGATAGCAGTCGCCGCATGTTGGTGCACAAGGTTCGCGAACAGTTCGAATCCGCACGCCTGCAGGGCGTCTACTTCCCCCTGCAGCGCTTCGGCAAGTTCTTCGTTGCGGCGGAGAAGGACGGGACCAACACCTTCCTGATGTTCGAATCGCAGAACGAGCTGGATCGGGCTGTAAAGGACCTGGAGCGCAGGGAATGGGCTATTACCGCCCGAGGTATGAAGACGGAGGGCAAGGCGACGGACGCACCGAGCGGTTCCTTCGTTGCCGATGTGATCGACCAACTGCGGACGGCCCACGTGTCCGACGCGGTCCAGGACCAGGTGTACCAGCTGTATCTGCAGACCATGCCGGAGCTGTCGATGCGCAAGCACCAGATCCACCGCAAGTCGGTGCCTGGCTTCGACCCTGATGCCGTGCGCGCCTTCGCCTACAACATGCAGCACGGGTCGCACCAGCTGGCCCGACTGCGATACGCCCACAAGCTGCAGGGGGTGCTGACCGACCTGAAGGACGCGCAGAAGAAGATTCAGGCATCGCCCAGCGTCGACACACGAAAGATCGTGGCGGGGGACGCCCTCCTGGAAGAGCTGGGCAAGCGGCACGAATGGATCATGAATCCGACCGACTCGGCGCTGACCAACCTGATCTCGTCGTTCGGCTTTACCTACTACCTGGGCGCCACGCCGGCGGCGGCGCTGGTGAACGTGACCCAGACCGCCCTGGTCAGCTACCCCTACCTGGCCGCACGGCACGGCGGGGTCAAGGCCATGAACTACCTGCTGGCCGCCAGCCGCGACGCTGTGCGCACCGTGGGCAACATCCAGAGGACGCTGACCGACCCCGACGAGCTCCGCGCCTACCAGGCGCTTGAAGCCTCCGGTGCCATCGAGAAGACGCAGGCCCACAATCTCGCAGGCATCGCCGAAGGTGGCATGACGAGCTACAACCCAGCCTGGAGCAAGGCCATGGAGATCATCGGCTGGGGCTTCCACAAGACCGAGGTGGTCAACCGCGAGGCGACCGGCATGGCCGCCTACCGCCTGGCCCGTGCAGACGGCAAGTCATTCGACGAGGCGGTGAAGTTCGCCCGGGACGCCATCTTCGACACCCACTTCGACTACAGCAACGCCAACCGCGCCCGCTTCATGCAGAGCGGTACCGCCAAGGTGCTGCTGATGTTCCGGCAGTACAGCCTGAACATGACCTGGGCGCTCGGGCGCATGGTGTGGCAGGCCACCAAGGGGCAGGACCCCGAAGTGCGCCGCGTGGCACGTCGCAACTTGACCGGCCTGCTGGGCATGAGCGCACTGTTCTCCGGCGCCATGGGCCTGCCGATGATGGGCATGATCATGGGGGCGCTCAATGGCATCCAGGCCACCTTCGGGGATGACGACGAGCCGTGGGATGCAGAGACCGAGCTGCGGGCTTTCCTCACCGGCATGCTGGGGCAGGGCGGGGCGGATCTGCTGCTGCACGGGCCGGCCGACAAGCTGACCGGCGCCAACATTTCCGGCCGTGTCGGCCTGGACAGCCTGTGGATCCGCGACGCCGATCGCGAGCTCGACGGCCGCGGCATGTTCAACAACCTGCTCGAGCAGGCCGCAGGGCCGATGGGCGGGGTCCTGAAGAACGTGCTGGTTGGCAAGCAGCAGGTCGACGAGGGCCACATCATGCGCGGCGTGGAGACCATGCTGCCCAAGGGGCTCAAGGACATGATCAAGGCTGGCCGTTACGCCACCCAGGGCGTCAACACCCTGCGCGGCGATCCGGTCGTCGAGGACCTGTCGCCCTGGGAGATCCTGCTGCAGGCCAACGGCTTCGCCCCGGAGAAGGTGTCCAGGCAGTACGAGACCACCCGCGCGCTGAAGAACTACGAGCAGCACATCCTCGACCGCCGCAAGTCGCTGGTGAACGCCTTCGCCATGGCCCTGCGCAACGGCGACGCCAGCGACCGGGCTTCGGTGCTTAGCAAGATCGGCGCCTTCAACAAGGCCAATCCGGAGCTGGCGATCACCTCGAGCGGTCTGCAGCAGTCCATCAAGAATCGTGCCCGCTACAGCGCCAGGGCTGAGGCTGGCATCGTGCTCAACCCCAAGCTGGCCGCGCGGCTGAACAAAGCCGTGACGGAGTAATTGCGGGAACGTTGTAACCCCATCGGATCTGACCGGATGAAAGCAATGTGAAGACGCCGGCGCTGGTGCCGGCGTTACCGATACAGGGGTCAGTAACCGATGGACAAGAAGGACTCGCAGCTGGTGGCCATTGGAGAAGGAAAGCAGGAGAACGGCCAGCCCATGGACAGTGGTGCTGGTTTTCTTTCCCCTGCAACAGGCTTGGAGGTGGGGCCCAAGGCATCGAGGGGGCGGCACTCTCGCCGCCAGACGCTGGAGAAGGGCATGGAAGATGAGCGCCATAAGGCTCAGGTGGTCTCGATGGAGGCCTTCAAGGCAGGCCGGGCGGGGCAGATCCCCCCGGAGTTGCTGGAGATGTACGACCAGCTGACCCGCGACCAGCACGCGCTGGTGCGGACCTCGATCGTGCTCGTGGCGGCGCTGCGGAGGCGGCTGGGCCTGCCGGACCTCTAA